CTATACCGGGCAATCATCATCCCTCCCTGTACGATTGATAACAAATGTCACTATTCCTAACACTACCACATCGTCCAGGGCCTCTCCTTCCAGCGCCTCACCATCCCGAGTAATAAACGCCTGCCCCATAACTTTCGCAAAATCTGTACCGCCGGAGTACTGGATCAATACCGTGTCCTGCTGCTTTGGTTTAACGGCGAAATCAACCACGGCATATCCGGTTTCTGTTTGTACGATCCGAGTATTAGGGCCGGTACCGCAAAGTTTATCGACGGTTAGACGCCCTTCTACATAGTCTGCTGCTGGCGATGGAAAACCCACGATTACAGCCCTCCATTCGGGTTGTAAAGCTGGAACGTGCGATCGTCACCTTCCTGCGTAGAGACATCCCGGAAAGTGGTCACATAGTGCTCAATCCATTGGTTAGCCTGGCGCGGTGACCATATCCAGTTAACTTTGGCGAGTTCCCAGATAAAACCGGACGTTGTCACGGTGCGACGGCCATTAGGCTCAATGACAATTGCCTGACGCCAGGCTATTTCGATATCTGAGTTTCGCGGCATAATTTCACCTCCTGAAAATGTCGCGGTAGGGATACCCGTTACCGGATACCCCCCGCACAGATCCCGGCGTGCGCGATTTACGCACCGGGCTCCTGCCTCGGGTGTCTGGCGGTGAACCGCTCCACAGGCCATGGATGAAGAACCCGAACCCTTGGTAGCCATGCGGCTGCCAGTTTGTTTGCTTTCGTCCAGGTCGTATCATCCTTCTGGCTCCTGCGCCTGAGCGCCCGGCGCCAGAGGTTTGTTACGTGTGTCCTGAACTTCTGCATGGTGGGGAAGTTGCCCGGTACCGAGTGATAGTTCAGGTATACCTGAACCACTCTCCTGAGCCATTTTCCCTGTTCGGGGATTGAGTAATGCCAGCGCCTTCGCAGACCGTCTTTGATGGCTTTCAGAGTTGCCGTCATCCGATCCCGGCGGGTCTTTCGTATCAGCATGAACCTGCCGTTGCGATCTTTCCCGCTGATGTGCGTGAACCCGAGGAAGTTGAACGTTTCTGGTTTGCCTTTTCCCCTGATGGCACGGTTTTCGGCAGCGAAGCGGCCGAACTCCATCAGACGGGTTTTCTCCGGGTGAACCGTGAGTCCGAACTCCCTCAGTCTGCGCTGCATGGCTATACGGAAGCGCCGGGCATCGTATCGTTTGTCGAACCCGATGACGATGTCATCGGCGTATCTGACCATTACCACATTGCCTGTGGCATAGCGACGTCGCCACTGATGCGCCCACAGATCGAAGACGTAGTGGAGGTATATGTTTGCCAGCAGCGGTGAGATGACCGCACCCTGTGGGGTGCCTTCCTCCGTTGCTCGCCATTGACCCTCCTCCGACGTCCCGGCTGTGAGCCACTTACGTATGAGCCTGATTACCCTCCGGTCGCCGATCCGATGCTCTGTGAACCTGATCAGCCATTCGTGGCTCACCCTGTCGAAGAACTGACTGATGTCGGCATCCAGTACCCAGTTTACGTTAGTGCGTACCAGCCCTGTGGCCAGTGCGTCCAGTGCATCGTGCTGGCTTCGCCCGGGTCTGAACCCGTATGAGAACCCCATAAAGTCGTTTTCATAGACTGCGTTCAGGATTTTCACCAGCGCATACTGGACGATCTTGTCCTCCAGCGAGGCGATGCCGAGCGGGCGTTGTTTTCCATCCGCTTTTGGGATGTAGTGACGCCTGCCGGGCTGCGCCCTGTAGCTGCCCTGATGTAGCCTCCGGTGCAGATCTGTTATGTTGTTCTTCATGTTTCCGGCGTAGTCCATCCACCTGATGCCATCCACTCCGGCGGCCGCTTTCCTGCTCAGGGAGAGGAATGCGGCTTCCAGTGCTTCGACTGTCAGCAGGTGGAACAATGCTGTAAACCGTTCTTTCTTCCGCTGCTTCGCAGCTTCCCGCACGCGTGACAGCCTCTGTGACATGCTTTCCCGGCTCTGTGTCCGGCGCATGTGTGGCTGTTCCGCGTTCCCCTTGGCCCCGCTCCTTCGCTCCACTGACTCCGCTCCTTTCGGGTTGTTCGCCTGCTTCGCCGCTACTATGAGCGAGTCCGACTTCTCCTCTCCGTACATCACCGGCTATGACTCCTCGTCTTCCCGGTGCGGGCCATCTCCGACACTGGCAGATGGTCAGAGGGGAGATCTCCCGGTTCCCGCGTAGAGATCGTATTGACATGCCAGGGTCTCAGACCCCGCCGGGTCCATGTGGCACTCGCAGTATCGCACCCTATGATGTTGCCTTCCGTTAACAGTACAACGTCGGCACCCGGTAATTTAATATACATTTCGTGGCTCAATGGCTGGCCTGTCAACACCCCTGTCAACGCTTCGCCCCATACCTCGCGGTATGCAACGCATGACTCGGGGACCTTGTGGATTGCTGGTCCTTCAATGGTCGGGGACTTTCACCCCTTGATCTCTACCGGTCTCCCGGCGCACACTGTTTTTATATACAGTAGATTCATTGAGAGATCTTATCAATACAGGTTACAGCTATCGATCAGACGCACCGACGCAACGCAATGATTTTAAGAGGCTGGCAGGTACTTATATAGCGTCTTCACATTCACCCCTATCACATCTGCGATCTGTTGCCGGGTAGCGCCGTTCTCCAGCATTCTGCGGCACTGCTCCACCACTTCTTCAGTCATTACCCGGCGGCGTCCGCCTACTCTCCCTGGCACGTGCGCAGCACCGAGGAGATCCTCGCCGCGTTCTGATTTATATTGGGCTTCCCCAGTTGGTGCACCCGAAATGGGTGCGCCTTGGCATCACCAGCCTTGAAGAGTATGCCCGCCACTTTAACTGCGTGACGCGGTAAATTTAAAAATCGACAAATATCGTCCAGGAGCGCCATTTTTGATGGCTGGAGATAGCAACCAACATCCGTTGTTTGCAATATTTGGCGAATTTCACTGATTTCTCATGCCCCACCCATGCCCCATCACGTTTCGTCATGCCAAATCCCACCAAAGCAATAGCAACTAAACAACCGCGTTGTCCTGGCGCACATCGCAGATAGTAAACGTCACAACCCCGATTACAGTGACATCATCGAGATCATCCCCCTCGATCGCTTCTCTACCCCTGGCGATGAAAGAGCGGCTATCAATTTTCATGACAGCCGCTGTTTTTAATTACGGCGTGCAATAATGACGTGGAGCGAATCTATAATCAAAACAGCCATAATGCCCCATCCAATACCACATAAATGAGTCAATATCGCCACGGTCATCAGTTTAGTAAATAACAAGGGGGACCATTTCGATTTTTTAAAGAAAATCCGCATAAACACCTTCTGTCACCACGCCGGGAAAGAGGAAAGCAATGCGCCATACGGCGCATTAATTTCAAGGCTTGTAATATACCGGACGAACGCCCGAGTTAGCCTGGCCAGCGGATGTGCGCCCACGGTTAGCGAGCAGCGCGTTGATGCCCCCGCCAGCCCCGTTGGTATACGCCCCGCCGCGGAGTGTCATGACCTCCCCGCCCGCTTTATACGATAAGGAGTCGTCGGAAATCAGACCCGCCAGCGGGAACAGCATCAGTCTGCGCAACACCCTTAGTGCCGCTTCTGACACCGGCGTAGCGCCAGGATTTAGGGCGCTGGTGAACAATGTGTTCTCACCGTAAATCAATGTGTAATCTCCTGTCCCCGATGTGTCGATTCGAACAGAGTTGGCCGTTGTCGGTACCCAGGAATCCGTCCCTGCCGTGCCCGTTCCTGTTGGCGTCAACAGTGAACCATCAACACCGCTTACCGCCTTCCACGCAGTTGACGACAGGGAATGGTCAGTAGAGCCCATCGCCGCATTGTTATTCGTCATAATCTGCAGCTCACCACCACAGAACCGGACTCCCGTCACCTGCTCCCAAACGTTGCCGGCTAAATCTGCAATGCCTGCATAGTCACGGTTGTGCCGCCAGCTGACAGGACCGGAGCCTGTCAACGTAAGCCCAGTCCCTGATTCTGTCCCGGCTGTCAAACCATCAACCCGCCGCCCCTTTTCACTGATATTGTCAGATGACAGCCCCCATTTTGTATTGCCGCGCGGGGAATGGCCCTGGGAATAGCATAGTAATGCGATTGCAGCCCACTCAGCGTTAGTCATGGCGTGCCAGCCAGGACCTGCAGCCCGCGCCAGGCTGATGCCGTCATTGTATGGAACGGATACAGCTGGAGCGCGGTCAGGCAGTGACAGTAACTGACCATTTACAATGCTCCCTGGATATGTCCCAACGAATATCTGATCAACCTCGACGCCATTCACAATAAATGCCGGATGCGTTCCCGAACCCAGCGATGCATCAATCGTGCTGACGTCAAATTTGGGAATAATATTCACAAACGACGGGTCACCGGCGCTGGTATAAAGTACAGTCTGCGCACCGCCGGAGGCAGCTTCAACGGCGCGACGTAATGAATCCTGAATTAATATAGTCATTTTTTTATTCCACAATATTAGAGGTTGTGACGTACGGGGCCGCTGAGCTGCTGATGTTCAGCGCACCTTTTGTTTTCGCACGGGTATCCAGTTTCATATAACGATTGACGCGGATATTCCTCCCCTCCAGCGTTATATCGATACTGTAATTTTTCGACGCACACTCAATGATGTTATTAATGCTGATATTGCTGACATTACCTGGCTTATAGCGGGAAGCATCCCCAAACCCTGCATACGATTTCAGAATCGCATTAACTTCATCCCAGCCACGGCCTGGAGTCATATAGTTGACGCTGCTGATACCGCTGATTGTCACGTTGTAGATTTTAAACTGCGTGGTCAGAATGGTGCTGACCTGCTCGTTACCGGTTAACCCGATATTCGTAGCAACGATATCGTGAATATCGTTGCTGGTTCCCACAGCCTCATTTCCCGCCCACCCGTACCAGAAAGGACAGGTTGGGTAGATCCACTGGCGAATTGACCCCGGTGTCGGGATTTTGTCAGGGCCGTAAACCAGGGAGTCATCACTATTGACCATAGCTAGGCAGTCATCGCGCGCATAGCCGAAAATCTGACGGACGCGCATATGACTGGCACCGTTGGTGAAATGAATCCCGTCGCCGTTTTTGTTCGGCTGCCACAGGTCAATATCATGGATATACCCATACTTAGCACCATACCCAAAATCGGTCCCCCAGTTTTTTACGTTCTGGAGCTTAAAGCCGCCGATCTCGAAGTTCTGCGCACCGTAGTAAATCAGCCCTGTGCCACGCCACCCATATTCGTCACCAATCCAGTAACGCGGCCCGGCGCCTGCCGGGATATCGGCATAATACGCCACGTCAGCGCCGCTTAGCTTCGGATATCCCGTACCAATCAGGCGGACGTTGTTCGTTATCTCAAGGTCAAGGCACAGACCAAACGGGTCGGCGGGGTTGACAATAACACCGGCCGCGCGAAACAGATTGTCATGCACGCCGTCCTGCAATTTGATTTCAACGCCATCCAGTACAACCCATACGTTACTGCGGTGGATGACGGCTTCGGAGATGATGAACTGCTTTTTCACATAGTCAGAGGACAGGATTAGCCAGCCGCCGCCCGCGTCATGCACCCAGTCCATCGCGTTCTGGATCCACTCAATATCGGTAGCGCCGCTGAAATCCTGCAGCCAATATTCGTTGGGATAGTTCAGTCCGAGGCGCTCGCGTTCTGACGACAGCAGCTTGTGTAGCTCATCCTTGTAGACGTAGTTGTAGTAAACTATCGAGACCTCGGACCAGTTGGGCGTTCTATCGGTGATTATCTGCTGCGCCCAGTACGCGGCATTTTCAGGAATAATCACATACCCCGAACTGGAGAATACAGGGCGGTATGCAATCAGCGCTTTGGCGGCATCATAGAATACGACGTTATAAAGACTGCTGCTCTGACCAGGCGATGAGGCTACAGGCAAACCGCTGAACAGGAGTCTGCCGCCGGTGCAGGAATACAGCCCGGTGGAATAATTAACGATTCCATCCTGCGTAATTGAGCTGGCGTTAATGTTTCCATTATCCAGGCGGACCGGGATTAAATCCGACTTTGTCAGTTTAATAACAGCATCTGCTGCCCGGCCACGAAGACGATGGTCAATCGTCAGGGCCGCACCAGTCACATCAACAGAAGAAGATGCGCTCTGGTCCAGCGTGTTCGCGACAACAAAGCCATCCTGAGAAATTTCACACTGGTAATACCGTGCCTGATACGCCGCATACGACGCGCACATAATCCCCAGCGGGCCCACATACGCTCCTGATGAATCGTACAGCGCAGCTGCGTGGCCTGCTGTTGCCGATGTGGTGTAAACAGTGAGGCGCACAACGTCACCCTTTCGAACCGGGATCATCCCAGTCCTTCGGTAGCGTGTATCGGTGCCAAACGACCCGTTACCAGCGTTGACTGTACCGGGCACGGAAAATGCCACATAACCATACTGTGATGCGCCGTCAGGAGTTCCGATCTTAGCCGCCAGCGTGTTCAGCATTTCAGTGCAAATCTTGACAGATGAGACCAGCCTGGATAATCCGCTGGCATTTTGCTGGTTTCCCACTGACAGATTATTAATTGACTCAGCCAGCACGTTAAATCCGGTCATCAGATTCTGCACTGTATCGCTGCTTTCAATACCTGAACCAGAGCTTGTGCCGCCCTCCGCCATAACGTGCAGCGCCGTCATTAAACGCTGGACGGTATCTGACATGAGTTCAACTGCGGCCCCGGATGGCATGTGCCGTCCGGTAGCAGTCAGGGTGCCACCATTGTTGATGTACTCATCAGCAAGTGAACTGCCATCTGTACTGCGAATATAGGTTGTTGCGCCATCCGGGATATTCGCGATGTCCGCCTGTGCCGCCGCCAGCGTCATGTACTGCTTACTCAATGGGATCAGGTTCTGCCTGACCTCATCGTTTTTCGCCATCATCTGACGCCACGTATCCAGCGGTTGCCCGGCACGGTCTGGAACGGTAGCCGCGTCCCCATTGACCAGCTCATCGAGCCGCTTAGCGTTATCGAGTAGCACAGCGGGAGACGTACTCCCCAGCTCCGGGTTAAAGGCCATGTTTTTTGCTCCAAAAAGAGGCTTCGCCCAAACGAGGGTTTGAGCGAAAGAAAAGTTGAAAGGGATTTTTTTTGGTATTAAGCAGCGTCGCCGTGGTATGTGGCGTCGTCGTACTGGTAGAACGATTCGAGGTATTCTTTTGCGGTGACCTGGCAGGTTCCGTCAGACTGCGGGGCGATCTCCTCTACAATGGCGTCGTAGACGTGGCGCGTTGAGCCGCAGAACACCAGGCGGATCGGCTCGATGGTTGCCGATGACAAGTCAACCTTCATCGGATCATCAAACTCGCTCAGGTGCGAGACTGACAGCTGAAAGTCACCCACCCTGCTCGCCACCATCAGGCCGGATGCAGAGCCATCCTGATAGCGGATCAGCGCACGGGGATTTTCGAAAGACCAGTCAAGCGGCTCCGTGACGGTGAACGTTGTCACGCCACCAGCCGTTGTCATCGCCTCCACCAGACAGGAAATCGTGTTGTTGCCCGGAATATCATCCGTGAGCACAATGCGATCGCCCAGGTTGTAGCACAGCGCGTCCAGCTCGGTAGTGGTCTGGAACGTCACCCGCTGCTGCAGGTATTTCATCAGGCGACGCATGCCGATCTGGTAGGCGTGATCCTGATTCAGTACCCCATCGAGTTTGTAGTTTTCGATTTTCACTGGCGTTGGATTGTCCGAAGCCCGGCATTTAACGGTCTCCTCTGCCCAGGTGACGCCGTTGATGTACGTCACGTCGACGCCATCAAAATCATCGTCGGACGGTACGGTAAATCCGCTCTGCATCTCCTCCACCATCTCATGCGGGGTGATCACGCCGGTCCAGGGCTTAATCCCCTCGCGGTTGACCGTCGCCAGGCCATCACTCAGCAGAAAACGTGACTTCCCGGCATTGGCTATCTTCTGCAGCATTTCCAGCGCTGAGATACTGTCTCCGGTAGCAAAATCGAAATTTTCCCCCCGTGGCGTCCAGTACGCGGACTCCAGCGCGTTGATGGTGTCGACATCCATCTCCAGCCCCAGCGAGTTTCCGACATGTAGCAGAGCACCCGAGATAGTTCTGGCCGTTCCTGAGTCATAGGCGCGCGTGGCCACAACGTTTACACGTCGGTCCGACTGCGCAGCCAGCTTCCCGCCAGTCTCGACGGTCACCGCCATCAGCGACACGCCTGGATAGGATGAAGGGCGCGTCAGCAGTCGCCCGCGCAGTGCCTGCCAGTACATCGAATCGCGCGCGTTATTACTTCCCTGCTCATTGCGCCGACGGCAGCGAACTTCTACCAGCCCCGGAGAGCTGAGAGTGATCCGCTCAGTGAATCCCAGCCCGTTGACGTTTTTAAGCGCGTACTCTCCCTGGTGACTCACCCACCCCGATCCGGAACCGTAGACGCGATACTGAATCTCCCACTCAACATGCCGAAGCCGCTTTTTCCCCTTGCTGTCAAAGCCACAGATGCCGTTCGGGAAGGAGAAATTCACCTCGAACATATCGACGGTCTCATTTTCAGGGCAAACCAGGAATGGCCCCAGCCAGCTCAGTGTGTCGTTAAGACCAGTGGCCTCATAGTCGATCATCGTCCGGGCGGTGAATCCCGGCCATGACTCATCAACGGCACCGTTAACCAGGCGCACCACCGTCGCCGTTGTGCCGTCGGCAGAGGCGATCTGGTATTCATTGCCTCGGTGGGCAAGTGAAAGCCGCTGCACCCCCTCCGGCATCCCGGAGAATGCGGTGCCCGTGGCGCTGTTATAGGCGAGTGTCACATTCGCCGTTACCGCCGGGCTGCCGCCAGTTGATGCCGTGCCGGAGGTGTAAACCGGGGCATCACCGAGAACAGCTGCAGGCAGCGAAGAGGACGTGATCGCCCCACCCGCGAACGGACTGGCCGCCTCTGTTATCAGTACGGTGCCGCCGTTGTCCTGCGCAACCAGGCCGGATCCGGTGAGTCCCTCGGTGATGGCCGCCAGCAGTCCCGACATCGAGACGTAGTTAGCCACCAGCGACACCGGGTAGGTAACCCCCTGCCAGGTGATCGTGAACGCGCTGGAGCTGGTCGAAAAATCGTAGGTAGTCGGGGCCGCACTGGCCTGGACTTTTGCCGCACTCCCCCCGGTGCCGGGCACTGCAGCCTGACCGGGGGTATATGACGCGATAAACAGATCGTAATCGACAGAGTTAAACCCCAGCGTGACCGGCATACCTACTACCGGCGCGATCTCCGTCAGCAGCGGGCTTGCGATAACGCTGTATCCGGCCGCCGTGGTGATCTGGTAGTTCGCCGGGGCTTTAAGTTCGACCACGGCGCCAGCGACCCAGCTGGGCGGCAGTGCGTTATCGTTCTCGTCATTATCGTCATCATCATCCGTGTCCAGCCCGGTAAACGTTACGCTCGAACCGGATACGGTCATGCTGTCTGCAATAATGTCGTCTGCGTCCGGCGACGTCTGGGCCATATCCAGCCCGGTGCCGGATGACGTCCCGCCCACTTCGGTGGAGTTGACCCAGTTTTCGCTGCGCTCATCACCGGAAACGTCCGCGCCTGGCGGGTAATGGGTGCTGCTGAATCCCGGTAGCGTTGAAGCTGGCGTACTGCCAACCCTGATATCGCCATTGGTATAAATCAGATCACCGACGCCGAGACACAGCAGCATCTGGACGCGCATTTTCGTAGGATCGGCGGCATCAAACCGGGTAACGGGCTGCACGACATAATCCGGATAAATACGCACGCGCCCAAAAACTTCACGAATCGCATCACCCAGTTTCGCGCTGTTTCCTTTAGCGGGGTTCAGGTCGAGGCTTCGACCTGTGGATGACGTATAGCCGCCGGCATCAATGTTACTCATCATGAATAATGAATAAGCCGCAGATGCGACGGCAATGCCCACTCCTATCCAGGCAATTGTCGCGGCCTCAAGCCCGAAAGGCACCGGATAAAGCCTGACATCACTATCAGGGCGAATCACACACTTAGCCCACTCGCCTGGCGGAATTAACAGCCCCTCAACCTCAACGGTCAGCGGTGGGACATCCCGATCCTCGTAGCCTTCAACATTTGCCACCAGCCAGCTGCGAATACTGGTTACACCATGCTCATGCGTTTCGAGTGGTTCACCGGGAAGCCGGGACGGGTAAAAACGAATGGTCATTGCCAGAACTCCACTTTGACAAATCGGCGCTTAAACCGCGGCAACGGCAGAAAGGTGACGTTCGTACCCGGGTTGCATTCCGCCACATGCAACAGACCACCGATACTGACCACGATCCCTACGTGGGTGACAGTCGACCCGGAATAACAGGCCACCCCGGCCCCTTCGCAGGGTTCGCAGCGCTCAAGGGTAAGCATCATCCTGCGCGCTTCCCGGTCGAGGCCGCCGTCGTCTTTGGTGACCCCTGCAAAATCGGGCCAGACGGGTAAATTCAGGTCGCGGCGTATCTCGTTCACAATGCCGAAACAGTCGAGTTGCGGGTATACGCGCCCGCCCTTCAGCCAGGTGACTGAACGGTATTTATCAGGGTTGAACATTGGGATTCCTTAGCTGATATAACGCAGTCCGGGGAATACAGGTAGCGTGTAGCGGTAACGTGGCCAGGCTGTATCAAGGATATTCATATAACCCGCGGTAATCTGCGCCTCTGTCGCCGTCCAGTAACCAGACTTGATTTTCAGCGTATACGGCACTTCCGCAGGGGCCGCTAAATCCGTGGAGATATAACGCCGGTACGTCAGCGATGCAGGCAATCTGTTAGCCAGGGCATTGCGGATCGCCGTGGACACAACACCATCGATATTGCACAGGGCAAATTTCAAATCTTGCGTACCGTCCGCATTGCGCGCCGGCAGCGCAATGTCTATCGCACAGGCGGTAAACGTTACGGTATCGCCGTTCTCCGTCGTTGCCGTAATACCCTCGTAGCCCTGGCTCAGATAATGGACGTCAGAACCAATGGTGATCTGCAGCGTCTCAATGATCACCTCCGGCCCGCTGCTGGCGTAGAGGCGTTTAATCTGCGTCATGCTTCGGCCACTCCTTATTCAGCGCAATATCCAGCAGCGAGCTGCCGACGATCCATTCCGGGTAATTACCCCATGGGGCAGGAGCAAGGGGGCGTTCCCATAATTCAAGCGTCGCCGTGTACTTCCAGTAAATCGGGGCCACCAGCACCGGTCCCTGATAAATATCTGTGAAGCGGCATTTGTAAAACTTAATGCCTGCCGGCGTCTGCAGCTTCATCATGAACCATGCAGCCCCGTCAGATAACGCATCACGGAACCAGGACTCAAACGCCAGTCCCTGCGCATCGGTTTCCATAAACCAGGTGATGCTGGCCTGCGTCGGTGTGGACGTATAAGCTCGCCTTTGCCGCGCGCGGCCGGTGGTTAACTGGGTTCGTTTTAACGGGCTTACAGGCTGGAATCCGTATCCTTCCTGTAATGGCATCGGAAGACTGTCATGCGGGTAGTAGATATCAGTCATCACTCTAACCCTCTGCCTGGATATTTACTGCGCATTGCCTTCCCAACTTTCCCATCTCCTCTCAACACTTGCGCAGCAACCTGATCAAGAGCTTCCGTTGTCGCCCGCTTCTGCGTTTGAGCCATGGAGAGAGCCATCTGATCAGGTGTCACACCGGGCGGCGTATGGAAATGCTGCTCAATGGGAGCATGGATGGTGGTCTTGCTGCTGTTATCGCTGTTAACGTTCTGGACACCAGTACCAAACCCTGTACGCCCCAGAGTTGCATCAAGCGGTTGGCCATTTCGAAGTGCCTCAAGCTGAGACACGCCGATCCGGTTCGTTGACGCCTGGTCAAAGACGTACTCTCCTTTGTGAACAATACCCGCGGGCTGATACTTACCACCGGGGCCGGTGTAACCGCCGGAGGCGAAGCCAACGCCTGAAACAGCCTGGATATTTGAGACGATACTGGCAGTCTGCGCAGCGATTGAGGCCATAGCGATGATGTTGGCCGGATAAGGCGCGCTTACTGCCCCACTTGCTATAGCCTGCTGGATTTTCACCATAGAGTCAGCGATAGCGAATGCCTTGCTTGCAGCAAAAGCAACCTTGTAGATTGCCGATTGCTCACCAAACCCCGTTCGCATGATGTCGGCGGTACTGTCAAACAAGGACTGCGTGGCCGCAGATATGATAGTGTTTTTCTGAGCCTCGATGACCTGATTTGCATCCGCTGCACGCTGACGAATCGACGTCATTCTGGCCTCACCCTCGGCAGTTATTTCGCCGGCCTTCGCATAAGCTTCCTCCTGAGCTGCCAGCCAGCGCTGGAGCTCCTGCTGCGCCTGGTCATATTCATTGATTTGCCCCTGCATCCCCTCAAAAGTTCCAGAGAGTCGCCCTCCTGTGGGTGTCAGGTTTCCTACAACATTACGAACCGTCGAGGGCAGTTGCATATCGGTGTTTTGATAAATATCTGCCCGCGTTTTTTCATATTCACCGGGTTTTAGTTGCCCGGTTGCTTTGGCCTTCTCCAGCAGTTCAAGACGGGTTTTAAGCAGATCGTTGGTCCGCTCATCCTTCGTCTTTACCTGTTCCTGCATTTTCCGGTAATCATCCAGGGTTTTTACGGAGTTTTGCAGTGCCTCCTGCTGCTTATACGCCTGGAGGATTTCATCTGAACGGGAAAGGATCGACTTCTGGTCAGCGGTGAGCTGCGTTTTAGATTTGAGGTCAGCAATCTGCTGCTCGAACTTGATACGAGCCTGTGTCGCGCTGTTAAGCTTGTCACTGGCATCCAGCTGGGACTGCATCGCGGCAGTCTGCTGGTTTATCTGATCAAGCAGCCGGGTTGCGGCATCCTCTGTATATGATTTCCCCTTGGGTGTTTTTGGATCTTTGTACTTCTCGTTTATCTCTTTGCGCCTTGCTGCCTCATCCTCAGCGCTTATTGCCCTCCCCGCAGCCCTGGCGTCTGCAAGATCCCTGTCTAATTGAGCAAGCTCTTTCTTGCGTTTGCTCTCATTAGATGCCATCCGGTCTGCTTGTGCATCCAGTCGCCGCATTGCATCAACGCCTTTTTGTTGCCGCTTGTTATAGGTGCTAATAGCGTCATTCAGCACACCCTGAGCTGTAATCTGCCCCCTCAGAGAATCAACCTGCGCCTGAGCTTGCGCGATCGCGTTATCACTGCCCTGATAGTTAACTCCATAGGTATTCCACAGACCATTACCTAATCCGCGGCTTCGCTGTGCGTTTTCTAAGGCTTTTTCTGCCTCTTCAAGCTGGGATTCAAGGCTCTTTTCACGCCCAATGTTGAGCATTGCATCCCATGCACCTTTGGCCTCATCGCCGAGCCATTTCCATGCTGACTGCAAGGTACCCAAACTTTCAGTAATCTCATCTGCACGCTGCTTCATAGTTGCAGCATATGCTTCAGTCGCCAGCCTGGCGGCTTCCTGCTGATTACCCTCGTCCTGAAGCGCTTTAATCTGGTTATAGGTTGCCAGTGTTAGGAAGTGATATTTGTCGTTCAGTTCTCCAATAGCAGCTACCGGGTTTTGTGCGATTTTCTCGAAGTCTGCCACCATGCTATCGATAGATTCATCGGTCGCATCATTCATTGCGACAACGGCCTCTGTGACAGTCTGCATTGAACCTGTAGCGATTTTACCACCAGAGACAACACGGTTTAGTGCCTGAGCGGCAGCGGCTGTGGTATTCCCTGTATTATCTGCGACCGATCTCGCCATGTCTGCCAATTGCCCGGTGGTTACCCCGGCAATATTCCCGGTCAGGACAAGGGACTTATTGAACTCCTGTTGCTCCTGGCTGCCTTTGTACCAGGCGTATGTGAGAGTACCCACAACTGCGACAAGAGCGCCGATCCCGATAGTCATGGGATTAAGAAATCCAGTCAGTTTTTTGGCATTCTCTGCATTTTCAGACAATGAGTTAGCGTTAGCTGACAGGGAATCGCTTGATTCATCGGCGGCATCTCCGGCCCCCAGCAACTGCTGTTTTATGATCTCGAACAGATTACCCCAACCGCCAAACGAATCGGCTATCTGCGAACCCTGCTGCATGAAGATTGTGAACAAAGGCATACCGCCAGCCAGGCCAACAGCAATATCATTCAGCTGAGCGGGGAGTAACCGCATGGCATTTTTATACTGCCCTGCCGAGATGGCCCCATACCGCATTTCATTACTGACCTGATTGAGCCCTTTCTCCGTCAAATCCAGCTTATTTGAAAGCTCTGCGTGGTATTCAGGCGTAAGCAGCCCAGCGTCTTTGGCTGCAGACAGTTCAGCTCGCTGTTTCTTGATTTTATCTAACGCAGCTGAGAAAGGGTCTAGTTGGCCAACTAATCGCTGCAACGAAGCACGCTGCTCTTCCTGAGCCTTTACTGCATCACGTTCTGCCTGCGCTTCTCCGTTCAACTCACGGCGGGCTTCGGCAATTTTGGCACTGTAGGCATCATACTGCTGGATACTAAGCGCACCACTATACGTATATTCGAAAATTTGCCGCTGCTGCTCGTCAAGAGCCTGTAATGCGTGGGTTACGGGATCAAGGCGAGCCTGTAATTGCGTGAGAATTCGCTCTTGCTGCGCCTGTTGCGCTGCTGAATCCTGAGCAGCTTTCGCAGCTTCTCTCTGGGCCTGCGTATACCCAGTCAATTCATCCTGAGCAGACTGAAGACGATTGCGGGTTTGATCAATGATGGAACTGTAGTGGCTGAATTCCTCAGCCCCCAGCACACCAGATAGATTTGCCTTTTTCAGCCGCTCCATTGCTTTATCCAGCTCATCAAACGCTTTTGATGTAGGATCCAGCTTATCCAGTAATTTTTCTATTTCTTCCCGCTGCGACCTTGTTGACTTCGCATTTTCGATAGCGTGTTTTGGTCCAACCTTAAGATGGGAATTCAGATCTTTAGTAGCTGCGGAGAGATTATCCGTTGCAAACTCAGCTTTTTCACCCTCTGCCGTTATTTTGTTTAAAGCACTGGCTAAACTATCCGCATTCTTTTCTGCTCCGGTGCTATCGAGAATAATAGCGAGGCGGGATGTTTGTTCAGTCATTTACCTTTCTCCGGGCAATAAAAAACCCGCTGATTAAGCGGGTTAGGAAATGTTTAAACAATGATAAAAAGCCCTCCTGAGTGGGCTAATTGAACTTAGGTTGTTTCTTTTAGATCGCTACCACAGTGCTTACATTTTATGGCTTCTTTTCGAACTGACTCTGCGCAGAAAGGGCATTTCTTATAGTTTGCGGACTCACCTTTACTTATCGCCAACTGCTGATCATCCCTTGATGAAAGAGAAACCAACAAACCAAGTAATGGTGAAATGAACGCCGCACAACCCGCAATGAATCCATCATGGCTAACACTGGCTGCCAGCCTAACTAACAAAAAACCAACGGCACACATTGCTACGAAATAGGTAAACCCAATCAATAACGTATGCTTCTTGGTTGCTATGATGGAAACAATCAGACAAGCAAGAGCAAATAACATAAACCCAAAAATCGGCTCCATACCCTACCCCATCAGCAAAAAGCCACCCGGAGGTGGCGATATTCCTTACCTGGTAACCATTACGGTGTTATTTTTACCTTTAACAACTTCCGTAGGCGTTATAACCAAACCGCCTTCCGGCATGAGGCCAAACTGACTTGGCCTGTACCACATGATCATGGTCTCAACGTAATATTTACCGGGAGCTATGTCGGTGAATGTAAACTTCCCTTGGGCATCAGCCTGCACCATTTTGGTGTATTTTGCGTACCGAGAATCCGGGGTATTATAGGCCACTCCGGTAGTCTGATAATTGTATATTGCGTCGGTATAACTGGTCTTTGGCATTAGCATAATGTCTTGCCCTGCCGCAACCTTCACATCACCGCCCATTGTAGTTAAGAATGCCTGACCGGAAAGTGTCTCGCTGCCATCCACTTTAATAGATGCATATTCCGACTGCGGAAACGCCGGAAGATCTGCTTTTTTAGGACTAACCACGCTTGGAGCAACACAGCCAGATAGAAGCACCGCCCCCAAAGCCACTGCCATTATTTTTTTCATTCCATGTTTCCTTTGATTGCAATCAGAAACATCCTATCACATGTGGTTTACAAGGCAATGCGGGCATCCTTGCCACAATAGTTAAGCCTCAAAGCCAGGCAGGTACATTTGTACCTCATCAACCACACGGGCACGGGCTGCCAGGAGCAGGCGTTTGCGACCACCAGATCCCCATTTGCCCATGCGACTTGCGCACTGACTCACTTCCTTGGTTTCGGTGTTTATCACATGGTCAATTTTATTTAAGCGGGCCATAGCATCAAAGCCCTGTCGAACAAGAGACTGAAAGGTTTGGTAAACCCGGATCTCAAACTCAGCACTGAGCCATGCGGCATAGCGAATTGCAACAATTTCCAAGGCCCATACACCTTGGTTTACGCCGCCGTTAATAACCTTAACTGGTTGATTTTCTTCCAGAGTGCATTTTTGCATTCTGGCTAAGGTTTGAACAAATCCCTTAACCTTCTTAGAGCGAAGGAACTGGCTTGGCCCCTGATTTTCTTTGGCCTGGCCACTGCATACAGCTGAGGCGTGCAGGTCGTTCAGGCTGTAACGTCCATAGTCATCGACACGAACGGAAACGCCGTTTACTGATACGGTTGGATATTTCATCGTATTTACCTTTCTGTGGTGCGAGCCTGTTCGCGTAGACATGGGCAGCCAAGAGCGGAACGATGAAATCCACCGCCCTGCCTCAGACTCACACTACGGAAAGCTCTTGCTGGAAGATACGCACGCGAATGCGCTATTTGTTGCGGGTATAAAAAAGCCCCGGACCGTGCCGAGGCTCATTTTTTCTTGCTGTTTCTTTTCTGTTCCTTCGCCCAATCATCCCGCCAGGCATCATCGAGGGCAAGTATCGCTGCGTCAAACTCAATGCGGTCGATCAGGATGGTGCGCGATGCCAGGTAAAGCTCGATATCATTCAGGGACAGAGGGAGTGGCACGCCGGCCAAGCCTGCATACTTCCTGCCGCGCGATATCATGGCGTAAGCGTTGAGGATCTCCCCAGTGACTGCATCGATTTCAGGCTCTGGAATGGGCGGGAGATTGAGTTTCTCCCTGCGCCACTTTGCTTTCTCACCCTGCTCTCCCCCGAACTCCTTAAGCCACTTCTGCGCCTCTATGGCTTTTTTACGGTTTCCTGAGTCTGCTGCTCTTTACCCTGAGCAATGCTTGCGGCCTCGGCCAGTATCAGCCAGTACAGATCCGGATATTGTTTCAGCATGGCGACACCGAGTTCTGGGGTATAGTCGAGAGCAACCTCTGAGCCATCCACCAACTGGCCCACCCCCTCCCAGCCTTTCAACAGGAACCGGGCGACGTTATCGATCAGCAGGTCATCAACGGAGTCGATATCGCCCACGCTGGCGAGATTGAATTCTTTGGTACCTACCTTATATCCTGCGTCCATCTTATCGATGTGGCGGCGCACCAGCGCGTTACGGGAGCGATATTGCGGATTCTCGCTGCTGGCCACCAGCAGGCGAAGTTTAAACAGCGATTCTTCTTCCGCCGAGAATTGCCTTTCGCTGTCTTCTGGCTTTTTGTAGGGGAAAAACCAGCGTTCACCATTTAAATCAATTTTGGGGGTAACAATCAGCATAATAACTCCATAATGAAGCCCGATCCGCGATGACTGCAGAACGGGCCAGGTAAATTAAGGCGCGGTAACGATGATTTCAGACGTTGCCGTAAAGGTGCGGGCCTTACCGGTGATGGTTGCGCTGCCAGCTGCGTTACGCGTGACCTTCGCTGTTTTCTGCCCGGTAGAAACCACGCTGGCGATAGTCGGATCCGATGACGTCCACTGGACGGTATCAGTTGAATCAGCTGGCGTAAGCGTGGCGGTTAACGTCACAGTAGAACCAACGGCGCCAGTTGAAGTGGCTGGCGCAACACTGATTGCCGTCGCCGGCACTTTAGGCACGCGCGTAATCGCCGGTGGCGTATTGGCCGCGGTGATATCCAGCTGAACCTGAACAATGTCAGTGCTCCCCGCATCCGGCCAGTCGCCGGAGATCTGCACTTCCGGGAAATCGAAGGTATAGGCGCCTTCAGCATTCTCCAGGGAGAAGCTAAACGGCACCGTTTCGCCGGTGAACGTTTTTTTGTAAACCTCCCAGGCAGCTTTTGACCATGACAGCGTGATTTGACCTGACGGGGTAAAGGTTGTCGGAATGTTTGCGCCGGCGAACGCCGAACCGGTACCGATGCAGCGCTGGGTCTGCATATTGTTGTCGAACTGAATGTTAAAGGTGTCGACGCAGAAGCCTGTCCCGCCATCAACACCATTTAGCCGGATGTTGGTGACCTCTTTGAAGGAGTAACGCAGCGCCCCCGCTAAATCCACCGGCGCGGTGAAATAGCTGGTATCGTCCCCCTTCGTCTCCCAGTCCAGCCCTGCAAACGTAATGGTTGCAGTGATATCACCATCGGCCGGGATTTCCATCTGGAAGGTGCCAACCTGGCAACCGCGGGCAATCTGGGCGATCCCCACATCACTGGCAAAAGTCGCCACGGAGAACGTAATGCGACCATTACCCATCGTCAGCACGTTATTTACCCATTCGGAACCGAAGCAGCTGGCAAGAAAATCATCATGCTGGTTCCAGCGAAACCGCGTGCCGACATCGCCGCCGACATCCACTGTGCCGCGTGAAACGCCCTGCGCCATGCGGTCACCAGCGATTTCGTCATTGTCGTTGGTGTTCTGCGTTGGTTTCAGACCAAATGAAGAGCGACGCAGCAGGTTCCACGCCCCTGCTGTAGGCGTGATTCCTGGTGTTGTCTCGCGAATAAACGCGGCTACTACTTTTGCACCTGAGCTCACAGGAGCCTCCTGTTTTTTGTGCGCTACAGAGCGCGATAAGGAATTTGAAGATTGAGCTGTAACCAGCCATCGGTCTCACCCGCCGGCACAGCAGAAACAGCGAAATAACTCAGCTTTCCGTCGTCCTTAAACTCGAATAGCTCCGTTAGCTGGTCGGCCGTTCGGGAGATAAGCAACGTCCCGGAACCGACCGGAACAAACAGCTGAATGATGAGTAAGCCCGTCCTGTGGACTACCGGCCCGTCCCCGATCTCTGTTGCGCCAGCCTGCCCAGCAATGTTGGTTAGTCGGGCCCAGATATCGCGGTTACTGGGGTCAAATACTGGGCCATTGGGATAATCCACCGCATCAGAGGCAATAGCGGTCTGTGCCGCCATTCGGGAAATGACAGCGTTTCTGATTTCTGTGAAGGTCATTTGTAGGCCTGAATCACACCATTAAACGAGACGGCATAGACGCCTGTCGGCGCTTGCGTTGAGTGGCCATTCTCCAGAGGCACGGAGTAAGGCAGGTTCGACTGGATGTAAATCACCGAGTAGGCTGGCGCCTGGTCAATGATATTTTTGCCATTAAGAAACGTCATTGTCCCGCGCGGATCCGGTTCGGTCGGGACGGAATGATTAGGTTCGCCGATGCTGACGAAATGCGATGCCCTGAAGGTTCCTGCGCGATACTCAGCCGGCCGCCTGATATCCATGCTGTCATTAACACGGACTTTCTTCCTGAGACGGCCTGTCTTTGTCAGGTTGGCAGGATCGGCATAAAGAGATTCGTTCCATTCCCCAACAGCTTTGTTGTATTGAACCGCGGTCGCGTTGATGGCCCACAGCTCCGGGTTTCCTACCGGCGACCGCTGAACGATTTCATTCAGCAGCTGAATGGCGATTGTCCGCTGGCGTAGTTTGACATCTTCTGCCACCAGCCCGGCGAATGCCGCCGGGTCAATGTTCCAGCCCTTAGCCATATCACGCCCTCCGCAGTTGAATGGAGTACGCAGCGCCTGCAGAGTCGGCAGAAGCGGTGATGACCTCGTAGCGCTGAAGCTCACCCGTAACCGGATCCGGTGCGGTGATGATATGCCCGACCGCCGGCTTATCAGTCACCTCGTTAACCAGGGCGGTTAGCTTCACATCACCATGCAGAATGTTAACGCCATCGATACGGCGCAGTTTATAGCGCGCGAGCACTCCACGCCCCGAGTAAGTCACCTTCGTTTCAGTGCCGGTTTCCGTCACCGGGTCCCAGGCATCCCGAACGGTGTATGACCCAGTGAAATCCTTAACGGCATCCTGCAGATCGGTATCGAAGGCTGCGGCGACTTCGGTTTGCAGCTCGTCACGAATGCCCATATCACCCCCTCACCAGTCGCACCTGTGACTGACTCACGCCATAGGGCTTAAGCATGGCTAGCGCCAGCTGCAGGTCGGAATCGAGCAATGCAGAGCTGTTGGTAGCGAGTTCTGCGAAGGTTTTGGAAACAGAAACGTCGTCAGCGTCAACGGTCTTACTCAACAGCACCCCCGAGTCAGTTTTCTGCTGATATAGGCCACCATTTGAGGCTGCCAGCGCCGCATAGGCGCCGGCCTGTTTCACATCGTCAGGAATAATGGTTTCGTGAGTTGCCTTATCGCACGGCAGTTTCAGGTTAAGTCCATTCATCCAGGTATTAGCCATCAGCACAGATTTGGCTTTTTTGCTTTCATCTGTCCAGGTGGCACCGAGAATCGAATTGACATCTTCAACGGTGATGAAAGTGATCATGCATCACTCCATTTCTTTCCAGCCGTGCGCCTTCCAGTTCTCCACTTCATCAGGGTGAACGTTGGCGGTATTGGGGCCGCCGGGGAATGCCGGGAAATCGGTAATCATCGCCACCAGCTGCTGTTCCTGCTGTTCCTGCTGTTCCTGCTGTTCCTGCTGTTCCTGCTGTTCCTGCTGTTCCTGCTGTTCCTGCTGTTCCTGCTGTTCAGGATCATTGGCCTCAACCTGCGCGGCCGCAAGTTTTGCTGCAGCACGTTCAGCACGCTGCTCTTTGGTTAATCCTGCCATAAGCCCTCCACTAAAAAAAGGGGCCGAAGCCCCTCATGGTTGATGGTTTTCAGCCAGCAATAATGACGCTGTGACGCGGAACTGGCGCAGCGACACCCCATGCCAGACCAACTTCATAACGGATTTGGCGATACTGGCGGTACAGTGCCACCTGGAAGGTAATGCCTGATACCGGGTCGGTAACGTTCATCACATCATCCGCAGTATCCCCACCTTGCGGCATTGCCGGGGTGCGAGATGCCAACAGCAGCGCATTACGGTCAAACGCCATATTCGCCACATAACCTGCACCACGGGTAATAGCGGTGTTATCTGCCAAATCCTGACGCAGACCAGGCTGAGCAAGGGTGATAGTACTTGCGGTCGCAGCTGCAACTACATACTTGTTGTCGTCGCCAGCAAAACTCACCACATCGCCAGCGGTGAAAGACCCTGTGCCAGTATCAATGGCAATGATACGATCGCCTTCAGCTTTTGCTCCATTCACCAGGTAGCCTGCGGCAGCCGAGGCCGTGTGAGTTTTAACGCCGGCGGAGTTATGGATATTAAAGCCTTCCAGGCGACCCAGCGTGCCTTCACGCAGCAGTTGTTCCGTCCCGGCTTCGTTCACCTTAAACAACACTGACTGTTTGCCGCGCAGGTTTGCGATGGCAGCCGATCCGAGAACCATCTGGAGATCGGTAGTCGGTGAGCCGTTGTCCTCCAGCACTTTACGGGCCAGCGCGGCATCACTGAGGTCTTCCTTGATACCGAACGGCGTAGTACCCGGCGTGCCAACCTGACGCGATGCGTTGAAGTACAGCGCCCCCAGATCTGCGTCAACTTCGTTCGCCAGTGCGCGGAATGCCTGCTTGAACTGGTCAGCAAGGATGGTGTTGTAAGTACCAGCCGGACCGAGGGCCAGTTGCTCTTCACCATTCCATTTGACCGGAGCCATTTTGGATTTAGTGATTTTGACATCAACGGTACCGATGTTCTGATCACCCGTGTTAGGAGCCGAAGGGCCCGGCACGATGTCTTCAGTTACTGCTACCGGGGCAACTGGTGCGGTAACCGTCTGGTCTTTTGCTGCGGCATCTGCTTTGGTGTTACGGGCGACGGCAGGAATAAAACCTACCTGCTCACGGGAAACAACATCCAGAGCGGTATAGATAGTCGGGATCAACCCGGTCAAAGTGTTCGACATGATTCATTTTTCCTTAGAGATGGGTTTGGGTTGGTTGAGCTATCCAGCTCCGGCGCCCGCCGCCATCCGGCGGCAGGCAAAAGAGGACTAATCAACGATGGTGACACCGTCTTTGAGGGCATTTTGTTTGCCTGCAATATCCAGCGAATCGAATGCATCACGCTTCATGGTTTTCTGCCCTGCCTGATGCTGAGACTGACGTGAACCACCGCCGTTATTGCCACTGGATTTCAGGATGTAGTCTTTTTGCGGGTACTGCTCCACCAGAAATTCCAGCGCTTCATCAAACGAGGCCAGCTCGCCCGGCTTCGAGCGGGAGTAAATTTTGTTGCCTGTGCTGTCATAGGCGACAACTTTACCCTCTTCGACCTTAAACGACTGACCGAAGCGGGCCTGAAGCAGATCGGCAGGGATGGCGATTTTATCGGTGATAAATTTGGAACCGGTGAAGCTACCGCCGATCATCGAATCGTACAGTTGACTTTCCAGCGTTTTATTTTTGTTGTTGGCCTCATCCAGTTGTGCCTGGAATGATTTGGTGATATCCGCTTTCACCTGGTCAACAGCACCCGCGTCGATCAGTTTTTTCTGGTCGATTTTGGTCATCATATCCAGCGCTTCGAGTGCCTTCGCCGGGTCACCGATTTTGGCGAATTTCGCCAGGCTTGCTTCAGCTGCTTCTTTGGCTTCACGATGAGATTTCGCTTCACCGTTCAGCGAGGAGATTTTTCCAACGGCCTGCACAGCATCGAAGCCGATCTCTTTGCCGTCGTCATGTACATAAACGGGAAGACCGTTCGCATCAACTTCTGCATAGCTCTTGCCGTTTACTTCAACTGTTTTCAGTTTCATGTGGTTACCTTTTTGTGGGTCATCCGACCGTTGCGCCGCTCACCATCCGGATCACGGCAATAAAAAAGGCCGCCTGGAGGCAGCCTGTTGATGAAAATGATAATTAAAGCCCAGCGTCACGGAATGCCTGGTCGTCGCGCTCACGCAACTGGTCCAGCGTCAGCCACTCGCCCCTGTCGTTGTAGAACTCATCGGGAGACATGCCGCCATCACGAATCAGCCTGGCGCGCGTTTCTCCGACAATCTCAGCTTGTCGCGTGAACGACTGCCGGGAGAACCAGTCCTGGTAATTCGTGTCAGCCGGAACCTGTCCATCCATGCTGGCACGCGAGCTGTCCTTGATTTCGCCGACTTTGATACCCAATTCCTCGGACGATTTCAGGATGTAAGTTTCGGTGCTCCGACAGCAAAAGTGGATTTTCCCGGGTCCCTGCAGATACGGCACCTTATGGCCGACAGGCTTGTTATCCAGGGTGTACTTGAGACGATCGCGAATACGACAGTCTTTTGACGTTTTATTGTCGAGTGTGGACAGCCACTGTTTCCCCTTCAGGATGTCGTCGTTAGCATCCGCAAAGCTCTTTCGCGCCGTTGCCGCAAGATGCCCTACAGCTGTTTTGGCAATGCTGCCGGCGTTGGCCCTGCTCATCTGCAGCGCGCCATCCTGATAGCCACGGTTAGCATGACCACGCACCTTTCTGGCGATTTGTTCATGCGTATCGCCCAGCAGGAATCCCTGCCGCACCGTGTTACTGATGCGCGTCATGCGATCGGCTTCAAGGCTATCAGCCCATTCACTGAGCAGGCGCCCCTGAAATGGCTGTGCCATCGCCGCGGCATACACTGCATCCGGTGAAATACCCACCAGCGGGTGAAGCGATAACACATCATCGGGGATCGCAAACTGGAACAGGCTCAGCTGAAAGCCTGCTTCGTTCTGAGCGAGTTGCTGCAGTTCATCAGATAGTCCGGCGTACATTGACTGCACAGCCTCGCGATTGAGAGCCCTGACACTACTGAGCAGCGCTTCCAGTCGCGAGACGGTAAAGCTGTCCGCATCCAGGCTATCCATCGCCACCAGCAATCTGGCCGTCAGTTCCGCATCGCTGTCATTCAGGATTTTTATCATCCTGTTTGCAACGCTGGTGCTGTACCGCGCAATCCATATCGCATGCGCTATCGATTCATCCTGAAGCTTGTCATTCGCCGTTGCCATTTGCACCACCCGGGTTACTCAGTCCGCCGGCCAGCGTGACCTGCTGATTCCGCAACTCGTCGATTACCTCTTCGGGCTTCGCATCCGGATCAATAAATTTGAGGGCCTGCAACACGCGAACAGCATCGACCTGACGTATATCACCACCCTGGCGGAGCGCCTGCACAGCTGTTGCAGCTGCGGAATCAAACGTCTGGGCTGAAACATCCAGCTCGGTGCGTACGTCGACATTGCCGCCTTCTTTCTCACCCAGCCATTCCGCCATGATCTGCAGAATGTTATCGAGGGCGTCCTCAAGAGAGCTCGCCATCGTATACAGAGGGGAGTTTTCCTGCATGCGCTCTTCATTGGTCTGATCAACGGATTTGGTAGAGGTATTCTCGGCACGTAAGAGTTTTGCCCCGGCCTGCCGCATCTGATCTTCCAGTTTTTCCAACGACGTTTCACCAGCTTCAATCGCAGCCCCGGTATGCTCGACATATTCCAGTCCCTGGCGCTGACGGTCATCGAAACGAGTCGCAGAGGAAGCACCTATCGTCAACGTTTCGCCATCAGCCAGACCGTAAGCCACCAGCAACGGCACGCGAGCGACATGAAGTATGTTGTCCTGTTCACTCTGACTCTGCCAGTGCTTGATATTCAGTAAGGCGAGATTAAGCAGTGGCGGTGATCCACGCATGAAACCAGTGCGTTTCGTGTAGAGCGTTACCAGCGTAATATCGTTACGGCTGGTTGCCCATTCTTCGTGAAGCGTCCATTGCGCGACTCCATTATCGCCTGCTTTGCGGCGGTATATTTCAACCTTGCCGGGCATGATATGCCGAATTTGTTCAACCTTCGTCTGCCCGTAGTCATCTCCATCAACAATGATTGATTCACGAATACGCAAATCTGTGAGGATGACCTTTCCGCCTTCAACTTTCGACTTCCAGCCTATGACCTGTCGAGGGTTCAGCATCGTAACGTATGGCCTGCTCCCGGCTGCTATTTCATCAGCTTTTGTTCTTACGGACTGAGTATCCACTCGTGGATAGTCCACCAGCGCATGAACCAGACCATACTGAAATCCGATGCTAAAGAATTGCTGCGCCCACACATCAAGGCGATTGCCTTCCATGTCGATGTCAGTAGATAGCTTTCTGATGCTTTCGGGCGCGCTTTCGCTCAATACCGTAGGTTCAGCAAATACGCGCCCTATGTTTTGTTTGATCGCTTCTTCATAGGCAGGGAGCAGAGTTGCAACCGCTAATCGTTCTTTGTAGCTTTCAGGGTCTTCATTGGGCCATTTCGGAAGATACAACTTCCCCTGCCGGCGCATTTCCAGCGTGCCGCCCATCAGCGCATCATTAATATCCCATGCCTCAACCATGTCGTTATAGTCGAGGTTGGGCGTTGAAATATCAGGCATGGTTTTACATCCGCAGTTGGGTGACTTTTCCAGTCGGTTTGATGATCGGGAATTGCTTCACAATGAAATACCCGCCGGCATCGTTGGGGTGATCGTTATCCGCCGTTTTATCCGGCTCACCGTTGTCACCCCATACCTGCTGTTCAAGTGATTCCGTGTAGACCGGACATCGCTTTACATTCACTTTGTAGCGACGTTCACCATTACCATTGCAGAACATGGCGTTCATCGCGTTGATGCGGTCTTTCACTGGCGGGTTTGATGCATTAACAACCACATTAAAGCCGGCCTGCTTAAGCTGAGCGATATCCGTGGCGCTGGCATTGCTGGATTTGCGGGAATCGCCGGAAGCGTCCGGGTAAATATAAATTTCCCGAACTTTGCGATAATCGTTGCCGTCGTAGAGCCAGAACCGCTCTTTGATGATGCGGATCATGTCAGGGGTGTCGTAAGCCTTGATGATTTCAGTAACTGCACAGGGAAGCCCAAAACGCAGCACATGAACAATTCCGGCCATCTTACCGACGTTAAAATCCATACCGATATACAGTGGCTCTCCGGGCTGCTCTTCCTCATGGCAATTATTCAGCTGACGATCAAACTGATGGTAAATCGTCCCGCTTGTAAGGTTGGTGAACTGGCCACGCAGATAAGCCTTGATCAGCTCCGGCGGATATGACTCCATCAGTGACGGGATGTAGTCCGCCGGCAGGTTCTTTTCGTTGTCGAACGTCGAGGCCTGCACCAGGCCGTACAGCGTTGAGAGCGAAGGCTTATCGCGAACAGCCTTTGCGAACTGCTGATAAACGAATTTAAAGCCTTCCGGCGTCGTTGTGACGTCAATTCCGTTACGCAGGCCGGGCACCTTGTAACGCATACGCGCGATGATTTTTCGCCAGGCTAACTGCGCCTTTTTGGCGGGCATTACGTCCAGCTCATCAATCAGCGCGTTACCGATTTTAAAACCAACGATGGTTTGCGGTTTCTCCATCGAGCGGCAAATTGTCGTGCCGCGATACTGGCGCCCCGCGTAGAAGTGGACCTCTTTGTTCCCCTCGTTGATTTTGACATTCAGCCCCCAGTCGTGGGCCACTTCCTCAACAGTGGGATAAAAGATGTCACGGATCTGCGGATACGTTGGCGCAAAGTAACCCTGGTTGATTTTGGGGTGTTCCCACATCCCTTTGCAGATACCGCCGCAACCGACCCATGTTTTGCCAGAACCGAAGCCGGCGACGTAGGCCTTAAACTTGTACTGCATCGCAAGGAATTTGGCCTGAGGGATGTTAAGCGTCGGTGCTATCGCCATCCTCTTCCCTCACTCGTGCATCGACTACGTTGATATTGATTGCAACTGGCGTTGGTTCGTCATCTTCCGGGTCAGCGGCCAGTTCTTTACGGAGCTTGTCGATCTCCAGCTGCCGGCGCTCGATTTCAATCTGCTGTAGACGCTGGGCGAACTCGCTATCAGCCAGGCCGAGCCGTTTCATCACCGCCTCGTACATTCGCTCGCGGCTAATAGCGGTTATCTCAACGCCATTCTTCCCAAGCTTCACACCGGAATAGGCAAGCGCAGCATCCGGTGCCAGTTTGCGCGTATCGGCGAAGAAAGGCTGGCCGATGCCATCACCATTGCAGCGAGGGCATTCCGGGTTAGGTGCGCTGGTGTGGTCGTAACCGTAGCCGCCAACATCGACGGGCTCGCGACGTTTTCGCTCAAGCGCTTCGAGTCGCTTCTCTTCGTACTCCACGGCATCACGCCATTGATATTGATGACCGAAGCCCCAGCAATAGCGGCAACTCCCGCGGCGATACTGTGATAGCTGGTTGGCGTCGAAGGTGGCCAGGCGCCACATCTGCTGAAGCACTTCATCAGCGCTGCCGAGCGTGCGCACAATGGATGCTTTCTGCTGCTGCGCAATGGCCTGCGCAATACTAACTTTTGCTAACAGCCTTGCTCCCTGCTCATTCGCTGTCTTCTTGCTGTACCCGGCACGGATAGCGGCCTGCGTGGCGTTGTTGTCCTTCAGGTATTCCGCGACAAATAAACGCTGTTGATCGGTGAGTCCATCATCTTCCACCAGCTCTTCTGCGCACTTTTCCTTTTGCGCAGTGCGCAATTTCTTCTGCGCAGGTTTTTGCGCAGTTTGCGCAGTGGGTTTCTTGATGTATCGGCGGGCAGTAGCGTAATTCAGTCCCTGCGCTTCACACCAATCCTTCGGTGATACGCCGGTTGCGGCATGATCGGACAGGAACCGTTGCTGAAGCTCGCCCCAGTCCGGTTTTGCCATTGATTACTCCGTATTCTTTCGCACTGGTCCCGCCTTCACTTTCTGGCCGATGCCATACTTCGCGATGAATGCGGAAATCTTTTCGTAATCAGGCTCGCGCTGGAACATCAGACAGAATAAAGTGAGTGTCTTGACGTAGAACGGTAGCCACCAGCGGCTTTTTACTTCTATTGAAATCGTGCATACCGGCATAGGCTCCCCCTATTCGATAACCATTAAAAAAGCCACCCGCAGGTGGCATTTGTGATGATTACTCAGCGGCGGTATCAAAAAGCGCCAGAGCTTCGGTCGACTCCTGAACTGCTTTGATTGTCCGCGCCACCACTTCTGATTCAGTTGTTACGCGGCTGTACTGTTGGATAAACAGCTGATATTTGAGCTGGCTATCCTGGACGAATGCAATCGCCTCTTTTGCGGCTGCTGTGTCGTAGTTCAGGGTGGAAAGCAGATTCAGTCGAATTTGTTCTGCTGGTGTGATCTCTGCCATGTCTTACCTCTGTGCGATGTGGGGAGCATTATCGAAGCCGCACGGTAGCGGCACTGATCGAATATCAGGATGTTGCAAAAAGTAACACTCGCTTATCTTTGAGTTTCCACACAGCAAAGTAGGGAGCTTTTATGTCCGTTGATAATCAGAGACTTTTTCAGAAAATCGTCGAGGAGTTGGAATCGCTCAAAGGTGAGACCGAAGTGCTATCTATCGCTATATCCTGCCTCTTCAGCGAGATGCCTACAGATAGCGCCAGTAAAGTGAAGGCTAAATTCACAAAGGCCGTGAATGAACTAAACACCCTTAAACCAGCAGCAGCACCTAGTAGGAGGAGGTCGCGTCACGACGTATATTCAAAAGCTCTGTCAATGATGAATAAGCCTGAGTAATTTCGGCATCAAGGTTACTAAGGAATACGCTTCGTGCATCCGGCGTGTTCCTTTTCTCAATATCTACCGCTCCTTTGACTTCATGGTGGTCAGGAAGCCGCTCCAGTTTTGTGCAGGTCAGAAAGTATTCGCGCGCTTCAACAAAGCTGTTAAAGCCAGCAGTTATAGAAGTAAGTCCACGTGAGCCGCCTTTATCAGTATTGTTAACCTCAAACCCCAGAGTCCGGCGGTCGTCAGCAAGCTCAACCAGTTCGAGATGATAAAGACCATCTTCTGATGAGTGACGCATCAACACTCGTTTCATAAAACAGGTTTCTTTCGGATACTCTTTATCTACATAGAAAAGCATGGTTTACCTCTGAAGCATTTCGGGCAATTGGCCAGCACAGATTTGTTGTGCGCCAGAATGTCGCGCTTGGTCTGCTTATCCAGCACGTCGATATCATGGTCAGTAAGGTAGATGATCCGTACCCAGCTGCAGGCCGTATCAACGACTACCGGGGCGGGTAAACTTTTCGCGCAGCTCCCGATCAACATCGTCATCAGGCATATGGCTAACGGTTTGCTGTACATCACTGGCCCCTTTCGTGACTTCGGCACGGCGTTCTGCCGCGGCGACGGTGGCGGCGGCGTTCTCTTCGGTACGCTGTTGCTTGGCCTTTGATTCAGCTTTACTGGTCCCGCGAGCGTGGCCAATACCGAAAGCGGCAGCGATAGCGCCCAGGATGACGACCACCAGCCCAGCAATAATTTCGAAGCTCATTGCTGCGGCTCCTTCAGTTCGTCGGCCTTATCTTTCAATGCCGGCTGGCGCACATATTGCGAAAGCACCGCCAGCACCACCAGCGCAGGGCTAATCAACGCAACGATGTTTGGCGGCAGGATATTTTTGATATCCGGCGGCAGCATCGCCCAGGCGTGCAGCGCAGCATCCGGGAACGACTGAGCCCATACACCAACCAGCGCGCCGATAGCTCCCAGCTTTACAGACCACGTTTTCAGCAGCAGGCTGGCATGGCCTACGAACTCCAGCCGGGTATATTTGCGCAGAAGTAACAGAACGAGCACAGCCACCAGCACGAGCAAAGCGAAAATGATCATCTTCACAGGACACGCTCCTTAACCCAGCCGTAGAGAAAATCCTCGTTGGCTTCGCGGCCCTCCGCCAGTTCGAGGTATCTGGCGCCCTGGCTGCAGTTCAGTGCTCTCAGCAGCACCTGCTCGCCCTCTTTCCCGCGGGCTGAAAGATACCCCTTCAGAGCGGTGATAGTTCTGGGTCCAATCGCGCCATCCGGGATAAGGTCGGGATAAAGCTTCCCGCGCATATTCATTGCCGTCAGCCAGCGCTGAAAGAACTTACTGGCGACGCTGGGTCCCATATTCACGCCAGTGTCGCAAAGCTCATCTGCCAGTAACGTAGATAAACTTGCCACCTGATCGAATCGGGGGCCGGTCCAGTAATCGCTGAGCAGAATTTGCTTTGCTGTTTCCCTGGGCAGGTTTCTCATATCACCGGTGTAGCCATGTGCACGGGCGGTGGTTTGCGTGATGCCCCAGCGGGTCGGCCCGCCTTTATCAGAGGGGTGATCGACATAACCACCCTCTTTTCCGAGGATCCCCTCGATAATCTTTTCTGCTGTCATTGTGCTTTCACTCCGGTAATTCGTTCCCAGAAATACGTGAGCGCTACGGAACCCATCGCGCCGCTTATCCCCGCGGTTGCCAGAATCATGTAAATGCTCAGTCCGCTTTCAATGCTCACCAGGCCAGCAATAACGCCGGTAAACCCTGAAACCACCATTTGGGCAAGAGCATTGATCAAGCTCCATGTTGCCTTGCTCTGCTTCACATCTATCAGGTAGCGGACAAGTCCACCCCAGCAAGCAATGATCAGCAGAACCAGCCAGGACATCCCGGCAATGCTCTCTTTGTCTTGCATACGCTTAGCCATAGTTACCGCCTCCGATGAAAGATCGGGAAGCTGTGTGTGAGAAGGTCAGGGCCGTCGGGCTGATTTACCAACAAAGCGTCGAGGGTGATTCCCGTGAGCCTGAAATGAAAAAGGCCCGCCGAAGCGAGCCCAAAACGCAGAAAGCCCCGGCATTTGCCGAGGCTTTAAATTTTTTCTTCAACGGTGAACATACAATGCCCATCGTTATGACAAATTAACACGAATTCGGGAAAAGTAAATATCTCACCGCGTTATTTGTTTGAGTTGGGCCTCTGCCCACGCCTCCTCTATATCGAATTTAGTGATCAGCACGTCAAAGAACGGTTTAACCGACTTTTTCCAGGTGTCCAGAGTGATGGCGTCCGTTATCTGGCAAATGGCCCTATGTACAGCAGTGGAGAGGATTCGCTCATACCCGCGACCGCCACAACGTTTACAGTTACCCATCACAGGCACTCCCTGCTTCTCCGTCTCATCCTGGTTCACTACCTTCCCCCGACCGTGGCAGTCGTTACAGGCGGCGCTAACAGTCCCTTTTCCCTTGCACTTTTGGCAAAGCACCCGGACCTGCTCCCGGACCGACTTCACCTCCTCCCAGTATGATGGATAGATCCCCTTTGTAACTTTGACCCACTTCGGCGGTTTGCCGTCCGGATACGTTACTTTGTTGGTGAACGCCACTGCGTCGATGAATCCAGACCCATTGCAGCAGTCGCATGTTTTTTTACTGGAAGCACTGCGGGAGTAATCCTCAAAGGCGTACTCTGCGAGGATCCGTATAACCCGGGGTTTTACGCTTGGCGAGAGCTTTCGCAACGCAGCAACCTTATCGCATTTTGTCAGCGCGTACTCAGCCAATAGTCCGATAGCCCGATCCCGGTCATTGTTGCTTATGCCCATCTTGCCCAGGAAAGCGCTATACCCCATAGCGGCACGTTCCTGGGTCATGCCCATTGCTGCCATGATGTCGGTGCCGGTCAGTGAATCTGAGGCGGTAGCACGCGGAGAATCGCTAATCAGCGTGGATTTTGCGAAGTGGTATTTCACTGTGTTTTCAAGATTCACGCTGCGGCCCTCTTTGGCTGTTTTGGTTTGGTCTGGTTCAGGTTGTGCTTTGCTACTGGCGGCATACTGGCGCGCTTAACGCTCTCGGTTTGGTACTGCATGAAGTGATCGAGGGTCATAGAGATTCCCCAATGATGATCTGCCCTTTCTCGCCCCATATTTTGGTGATGCGGCAATCCCATACGTGTGAATCATCCTCATAGAGGGCGTCCATTAGGGCTTTCAGCATATTGTCGCAGTCGGGCTTTGACTGATGTGGACGTCCTGCGTATTGCGCTCTCTTTTTCTGACTCCAGCTTTGCGGCATAGGCATGACGAACGTGACGTGAGCGCCGGAATCTGGCAGGTGAATTTTGCGCAGACGAGCTTCATCACAGAACGCCCGGTAACGTATTACTTCCGGACGCTGCTTCCATTTATCAGCTCTGGTCATCCTGGGTTTGCCGATGGGCGTGATATCGTAGATTTTCATGATTTGATGAGTCCCTCTTTCCGCCAGATTTCCAGGGTGCGCATTACCCCCTCTGCGTGCATCAGGCGCAATTCGTCGTATGTGAAATCGGTGGTTTTGGTTCTGCCGTCAATTACGTCATGGCACCCGTTGCAGGCGATCGCCGCCTGTGTATCGTCAGGCTTGCACCCTGTGCCGCACGTACCCGCCAGGCGGTAATGCGCCAACACGCTGGTTTCCGGGTTGCCGTTGCAGTAACCAGGGATCCGCACTGTACATTCGCGACCTCGGGCCGCTTTGCGAAGGTTCGCCATACTCACCCCCACATCCTGTTGCGCCAGCGAGAGTCTGGCCGCGGCGGTTTTTTGTCCTCCACCAGCTGCGCGCTGACGGTCCATGTCATAAAGTCAGGGTTTAAGCTTCGTTCGACCTTTACGCCCCGCTGACGATATCTCGCTACCAATTCGTCGGCCTGCTGCGTTGTGCATTCGAGATGGTGAAACCATGAGTGTTTCATCGGCATCACCCCGCGAAGCTTAAAAGCTGGTTGGCGGCGTTCTCAGCTTCCTGCAGGCTGTTGAATGAACGAGAGAGGATCCACCGCCAGAGAACATCCAGCGATGCTTTGTACAGTTCCTGGAACTCGCTTTCGTCCATGCTTGCGAAAGAAATGCTGCGAGGGTGTTTTTTCAGCGTGCCGTCCGGCAGCTGTATGGCGTCATAGTGGCCGGCTTCAACGATGACCCACGCCCGGTAAGCATCAAAGGATTTGCAAATACTGATATAGCCGGATCGCTTCTCAGCTATCCGGTCGAGATATTGCCCGGCGGCATCAAGCAACGCCGATTCACTCCCGCCATATGCAGCAAGGTATTTGGCGTAACCTGTGATAAGCCTGCGCTCGTTAGACGAAATCGCCCCGCCGGTAGGTTCCCAATATTCAAAGCCGAGATTGAGTAAAGCAAAGTAACGGCGGTGAAACGCCGGATTGCGGACAAGCTTATAATCGGCTTCCAGAACGGATCCGAGCTTGCATTTTGATTGCAGAAAATCACTGGTCTCCGGCGTCGCGGGGATCAGGATACCTTGAGATTGTTTTATTAAGTGCAATTGCGCCATGGCTTCTCTCCGTGGCGCAGTAGGTAACGGTTGTTCAGGCCGTTGATTTCATATTATCAGAAGGTGGGAGAACTCGGTAGCCAAGTCGTTCCGCAAATTTCATAAATCCGTTTAGAGTAAAAATTTCTTCTTCAGGCAATAAAGGTCGCATTGAAATTATGCCATTAACCCTGTAAATCAGATGCCTTCCTTCGGCCGGGAAGCTACAAATAATGGCGCCATCTGATCTCCTGACAACATCGTACCAGGAATGATTAGTAGGAACCTCAATACCATCACTCACACTACCCCCTGAGCGACATACAGACGCAAAAAAAGTCCGGTGACAGCATCAAAGGGACACGCTTATTGCGATGCTTTGGGAAATGCCAGCCACCAAAAGGTGAATCAGTAAAACCAGTCGTCCGCGCTTTCCCACGTCTCTTGCAGGATTTGCTCTACGCGTTTTTTATCGCCATCAGCGCCGCCCAAAACGCTAAGGCCATCGTTGCTTGTGCGTCGAATGGTTAATTTGCAGTCATCATAAGACTGGGACAAGCGGCGCAGCAATTCTTGCTCAAGCGCAGGTATGGCGCCATCAGGGAGTTTTTTATGTTTATCAATTGTGACTTCAACTTTCATGGTTAGCACCTCACATGAATACTGTACAAATAAACAGTATACCGGTTGCATGAAATGTTCAACCCCTCTGCAGCACTTTTTGCTAACACCATGCTTATGTTTAGATTGATGTTTTTCCATATTAAAAAACCCGCCGAAGCGGGTTTTATCATGCTGCAATGTCTTTTTTCAGGCACATCTCCGGTAAATTAGCCCTCACCAGCGCCTCAGCAAAAGGCAGAGGAACCGCATTACCACAACGCGCAACCTGCTTGTCTTTAGCGCACTTCACACTGCAGAAATACATGTCAATTATGTACCGCTGGGAGAACCCAGATCCGCGTAGATTTTCAGTTTAATCAACTATAAAAAAGCCCTCTCCGCAGAGAAGGCTTTTCATTTTTTTGCCCGGAAAACGGATTGGATAACGCAGTAAACAAGACCACAGATATGAGGCATTGAGCATCCCGCGAAAATCGTCAGGGCTTCATCAGATAGCCCAAGAAGCCCAAGCCCCACGCAGACAAATACTGCATTTACTACAACAACCTGAACAATCATCACGATCAGAAGGGTTATTGCATACAAATCTTTAATCCGGATGTTTTTTACTTTGTGCGCCATGTGTCCCCACTTGGCGCCGGATAATCGTGTCAGTTGCTCAGGCTGACGAGGTGATTATCGCCCTTCCCGGGGATAAAAGCAAAATGAGCATATACGATAAAACCCCTCCGGAGAGGGGTTTGATTTCAGCTGGAGGATTTGCGTTCTGCGGGGGATTTAGCCACTGATAGCACCCCACGCCAGATTGATTAATGACTCCCAGGTAATGTAAACCCGGATACCAGCAGCCAAGCCGAAGCCAACCACCATCGCGTAAAGCAGAGCGTCGCACTTAGACATCATTTCACCTCCTGCGGGGCGGCTGGCAGCGGAATCCAGTGCGTAACCTCTTTGAGATGGAGGTCGTTCCCGTCTCCGTCATCCCATGTAGGATTGCCATCATCAAACCAATCAGCATAAATACCCACTTGCGTATTAGGCTGGCAGGGCGAGTAATGCTTTCCACTGAAGTCAGCGGCAAGAACGTATTCGCGCTCCGGCATCCGCTCGCTTACCGGAATCCATCCCGAAATAATTTCAGGAATATTTTGTGGTGCGTTTTGTTGCCCACCAGCCTTAACAGCAGGGGCATATACCGGCCCAGCGAGAGTCATGCCAGGTACGGGCACGTCGCTAATAGAAAATGCAGTGCCACCTTCAGCTGTGATGAACATATAACCGATTTTCAGCATGACATCCGGAATTACCGGAGAGTTGCCAGCCTGGAGCATGGCGGCGCGGCAGGCGTCATCCTCACCAAATATTGCAACTTCCAGTACATCGATAGCCTGCGATGGCGAGTGCGAGTATTTGTCGAAAGCTGGCCCTTTGATACGCCGTGCAATTTTGAACAGTCGCTTTTCCTGCGCGTGGTAGAGCTCACTTAGGCGTTGGTAGTCATCCAGCACTACCGGCACTGGCTGCGATGGAGGCATATCTGGACCTTTGCGAATAGCTTTTGCCAGCTCGATAGGGTCATCGTAAAGCCAGTCTCCGGTTTCCGGGTGATTGGCCTCTGCAAGTTGGGCGGCCCACTCCAGACCGTCTTTGTGTCCCTGTAGGTAGTCGAGAGGCAAACACTCAGACTCGCTGTCCATTGCGGCCAGCGCCATGCGGGCCAATGCTGAAGCCTCGCCGCATTGCACATGGTCGGTCTCGATAATGTTGATTAGTGTTTCTCGTGAAAATTCGCTCATTTCCGGTCCACCTTAATTTTGCTGAGCGCCTCAAAGTGCCTGCGCATGGTTTCCTGCACTTCTGGATGCTGCCAGTTGGTATGGATTCCGCCGTCTTCGTCGATGGTGAATTTACCGGCGTTTTCTGTGAGAACCCGCTTGAGGCGTTGTTCGGAACTTTCGATTTTGAACATCACTCAGCCTCCACCTTGATGCCAGCGGCGCGAATAGCAGCGACCACTTTCTTTTTGCACAATAAAACCTGGGTAATGTCCCATTGCTCAGGCTCTGGCAGCTTCACGGTGCGGGACTCCAGATCGGCGATGCGCTTACCACCATCTGCAATAACGCCCTCATAGTATTCGCGCTGGGAGTCGATGCGCTGCTGCGCCTTCTCCAGCGCCTCTACCAGCGCGAGAACGTTGGCAGGGTTAGCCATGGCGATGAACATAGCATCATGCGGGCGTTCTTTGCTGATGTGCTCACACACCATAATTTCAGCGTTATGGCCTCCGCCAATACCACAACGACCGTCGTGGTATTGGAATGCTCTCCAGTTCCCCTGGGTGGCCTTCTCTGCCGCCGCTTTCAGGCTCTGCGCCAGTTCGGTGATATTAGTTGTCATGCTCGCCATCCTTCGCAGCTATAATTGCTGCATCCATCAAAGTCGTATGGGTTGTATTGCCAGGTAATGCGGCCACAATGTGGGCAGTTCCAGCGAACCTTTCCACTTTTTGCCTTCTGTCTGCGATTGTATTTTTTTAGCCATTCAGGCATCACCAGTCCGGCACCTTGAACCATAGTTCGGCGGTTGAAATCATTGATATTGAACGTGCGGCGCTTTACTGCATCTGCCATATGGAAGGGCAGCCACACAACGCCTGGCTCATCCGTGTTGGCGGATACAAAAACGAATGCCTTGCTGAAATCATCGGTTGGCAACCCTCCGTTTTGTAACCAGTAAACATCGTTCCCGTTCCAGTCACCTTTTTTATACGCAACGTATGCGCTGCAACCTTGCTCAACCACGCTATCGCATGGGATGTACTGGCAATCCACATGCCATACAGCCAGGGCATCAACAGCATCAGCGCAAATCGGCTGGTCAATCTCTCTCCCGTAGTCCCAGCATCTCTGCGCCTCTTCCTGCGTATAAACGTGCGCGCGGTCGATATTGGAGCTGTATCCGTTTCCGTTATGGCAATGAAACGAGGCGTTGCTCCCCACAGTTTCTCGCGTGCAAAGCATGTAAAAACGGTTGCTCATTTGTCTGCCCCCTCGCGCAGCTGCTTGGCGAAGTCGTCAGCAGCAAGTGCAACCCCTTTTGCTAAAGAGTCAAAAAACTGGTCATCACCAGGAATTCGAAGTTTTGCCGAGAATTCCTCCACCCCATCAGCCTTAATCCCAGCCAGGTAGGCGTCGGTGGCGGAAAAGTCCAGCTCATCGGCACATGGGATCACTTCGCCGTATATCCGCTCCATAGCTTCATCCCAGCCATAGCGGCAGGCATCGTACCGGTCAGTAATGCCACGGTCTTCCAGTCCGCACCCCATACCTTCGTCGTGGTACTGAGGTTCGTTATCCAGGTTGGTTACGGAGTCAATGATCTGCTTCATCGCCACATTTTCCAGAGCTAACGCCATATTCTCCGCAGCCAACTGAGCATTTTGGTCTGCCAGCATATTCCCGGTTTTTATGGCGGCATCCAGTGAAGCGCTGCAAATGCTGAACTCTTTCGCCAGCTTCAGGAACTTCTGCTCTCTGATCGACAGCTCGCCTGCGCTCTCCAGGGAAGCGATGAGCTCGTTTACTGTTGAGATGTTCATGCTGTCCACCATTCAATAAACATGCAGATACCAACGGTTACTACGGCAATCAGCGCCCAGCAGATCACATCCAAAATGGCTGCGAACCGACGGAGGGTGTATTTGCTGTAATTCTCAGGATCAAAATTCATACCGCCTCCCCAAGCACCCAGCGCAGAGCCTCGGCATATTCGCCACTGGCATCTTCGAGTGCTTTTGTAATTTCCTTGCGTGATTTGATACGCGGCTTTGCTTCACCAAGAACCTGGCGCTGTCGTCGGGCTTTTTCATGGCCCGTGGTGCCGGCGGTCGCTGTCTCGATCTGCTTGACCTTCTCCCGTTGCTCTTCGGGTTTAAGCGATGCCAACTGACGCGCCTGGGTAACGGTAACTGTGCCAGCCTCCACCGCTTCCCTGACGGCCTGGGTGGCATCGAGAAGGGAAAGCGTTGCACGAACGGTCTGAACGCTGCAGCCAAACAACACTGCAATGTCGTCCTCATCGAGCCCACGGTCGAGCGCGTCTGACATTTTTTTAGCCCGGCCAAGCGGTGTATCAGGTCGGCGAATTTCGTTTTCACTGACCATGTATTTAGCCATCTGATTTGCTGATCCGCGCTTAACGACTCCAGGTACAAGCAGTGGGTCTTTGCCTTCTTTCAGACGGAGTTTATTTGCCTCCAGGGTATGTTTAACGCGCTGACGGCCAACAACTACGCAGGTGAGCCCCGTTTCGGGGTCTTTCCAGACGATGATCGGCTCCAGTACACCCAGCTCCGCAATGTTCAGTACCATCCCTTCCTCGATAGGCAGGTGTACACGCTCATCGTAAAGTGGGTGGGTCTTATCGGTGACCAGGTGCAGGTTTTCAGGCTCGAAATTGAGCACGTTTGTTTTGCCGCTGGCACCGTATACATCGATTGAATTCTTAGCCATGAATAGCCTCCTGAACATCTAAAACTCGCTGAAAAACAGGACTGCCAAGCAGGCTGTAATTCATCCCAACAGCAACTTTCGGCACCAGGCCAAAACGCTTCATGTCAAAGTCGATGACGGCCCGCTGATCGCGGAACAGCCCCAAACGACCATGCCGGACAACCTCGCCAGTCGCTTCTGCTTCGGAAAAATACCGCTGGACAGTAGCGCGGCTCAGCCCCAGTTTTTTCATTGCCTCGGTGGTCGTAAGGCGCCCCTGATGCCTGGTGATCCGAATCACTGCGCGGACATACTCCCGGCGCTCAACAGCAGAAAATGCTCTAGCCATGTTTTCCTCACTTAACGACGCGCAGATGGCGGACGTTTTTGCGATAACTATCCCAGTCGAAGTTCACCCACATGCCGCCGTCCATCTGGAGACGGTCGAGAATGCGCGCGCCGAGGGTGTCCGTCAGAGATTCGTAGTTCAGGTTCGTCAGGATGCCGACCGGACGCATCGACGACAGGCGGCGATCGATAACCTGGTTCAGAATGACCTTTTCGCCGCTGCTGCCGCGCTGAATGCCTACTTCGTCCAGGATGAGCAGATCTACCTGGCAAAGGTCGTCCAGAAGCGAAGCCTCTGACTGCCCGTCGTCGTAGCACTCGCGAACACGTAGCATCAGGTCAGGAATAGTCACCACCAGCACAGAGCGACCACCAGCCAGCAGGTGATTTCCGATTGCGGCCGCCAGATGGTTTTTCCCGGTTCCCGGCGCTCCGCTGAATACGAAACTGGCGAACCCTGAACCGAAGTTCTGTGCGTAACTTTTCGCCATCGTGAGCGCCCGGCGCTGACCATCTCCTGCCACCTGGTAATTTGCGAACGTGCAGCTCCGATGCAGATCTTGAATTCCCGCTCGTCCGAATATTTTTTCAGCACGGGTACGCTGGTTTTGTTTTTCCAGTTCTTCGCAGCGTTTGCGCCCTTCCTCGGCCTGCCAGGTTCTCCACTCCTCTACACTGCCAAACTTAGGCTCTACACCCGGAGGGATGAGTTTTTTCAGCCGCTCCAGCGCACTACCAGTACCAATCATATTTTTCATCACTACCCCCTGAACCCACTCGGAATTAATTTATCTGGCTGGGATATTGAGTTCGGATCCCGTTTACCGGTTGGTACTTCGAAGCTCCACAACTCCTCGTAGTGCTTTGAGGGACCGAAAAACGTGGACGCTTGTTTCACGTACTCAGTGTTGAGTTTTCCGGCAGCAGTGATGTAATCCGCATATCGTCGAACACCATCGGTAAGCTCCTGCGCTGTTGCGCCTGATTTAATTCGAGCAGTCCAGGCTTTGAACGCATCGACCTTGCTATTGCCTCCTGCGCGCTTTGGGTATTCCCTCCAGGCCAGTTCAAATTCCTCCGGGTAACTGCTTTTCGGCTTTTCAGATGGAGCTTCATCGGAGGATCCACCATCTGGGGGGGTGGCGGAGCCATGCCCCGAAAGATCTTTATCTTGTTCTTGTTCCTGATCCTGTTCCTGATCTTGGCTTCGAAGCCCCTTCGAAGCCCCTTCTGGTGTTGGGCACGATTCGCGTTTGACATTCAGATGAAAATCATCCTTATAACGCTCGTAAAATAATGAAAGAAAAGGGTTTTCTGAAAGTGATGCATACTCACTCCTGACCCCCGCACAACGGTTATCACCTGGCTTTAATGCCTTGCCTACCTGGTAGGCGGCCATTTCATGCACCCAGACCATCTCTGTGTCCTCGTCATAGCTACAAAACCCAGCTTCGATGGTGCTTTTAAGCCCCTTCGAAGCCCCTTCTAAGCCCAGCCCTGTTTCATGGGCGATATAGAGAATTGGCAGGTAATACAAACCGAGCATGTTTGCGTGTGGCGAGGTCATGAGATAAAACGAAACCACCTGCGCTTCAGCGCCTTTTTTCCGCAGTTCCCGACCTGTTTTCCCCAGCCAGAATTGCGGTGCGACTGTTGCATAGTCACGCATAGATACCCCTGAACTTATGAAGTTGGTTTATCGGTCTTTTCTGCGTGTTGAAAGACAATATCAACACACTGAAAGACACATTTTTGACAGATGGATACGCCGGGGCCGGCAATGAGAACGCCTGCAACCTCAATATTGCTCGCTCCGCAAAAGGAGCATTTATGGGTCGCTTGGGCGTTTACCTCAGTCTTTGTTCCTGACATACTTACCTCGCAATTACCTCTTCGTTTTTGCACCTGAAAGCCGTTGGTGTTACAGCACCGCGGCTTTCGCCTTTTTGATACCCGACATTACAAAACCCCCAGCATTGAAGTGACGATGGCCATCAGTGGCGCCGTTAGTTCTGGGTCAACCCGGAACATCTCGACAATTCCCTCGCTCAGTTCTTTCAGCTTTTGATGGCGTGGAGCTCCCATAGCAACAGCAACCTTCGCTTCGCTGGTCTCTTTCTCCAGTCGTGCCAGGCGGGACATGAAATTGTCTTCAGGCAACAGGCGGTGGCGGTATTCCAACGGGAGGACGGCCATGATGGCTGGCGTCAGAAGACGCACATTCGCGCGATACTTTTCAGAATCGACCTCGTTATCCAGGTAACGGAAAAGCTTCTGGCGGGCGCGGCTGATGTCCGCGGGAAATTCAATTTCTTCCCCGCCCTGCTGGCGCCACTCATCGATGATGTATGCCGAAACAACATCCTGACCTTCAGCAGCGGCCCAGGCGCGAACGGCAGAACGAATGCCGTCGTGATCTGCCACTTTCGCCTGATTTCGCTTTATCAGAGCGCCGGGGTTGAATCCGGTATTTTGTTGAAAGGAAAGTGTTTGCATGGTCAGCCTTCCTGTTTCGGCAGGCCGTCGGTGGGGTTGGGGTAAAGATCTGGACGTAACTCATGAGGAGTTACTCCGGTCGCATCATAAATTTTGATTACACGTGAGGATGGAACTCCATTTTTGCGCCAAAAAGAAACCGCCATTTTCGTTACGCCCAGAGCAAAACCCAGCGCGCTTGCAGAACCAGACTTTTGTATAGCTTTTTCGATACCAGTCATATGACCTCCTTAGATAGCGCAAAGTAAAGCATTAATTTACTTTACAGTCAACCTAAGCATGCCTATCAAGGAGTAAAGCAATTATTTACAATGAGAACATGAGCGATAAAACCCCGACCGAAGGCCTGATCTCTAGGCTTACAGAATTGAATGCAAAAGGGATCTCAAAAACTGAGATGTCCCGGATTGCTGGCGTCAGTAAGCAGGCAGTCTCCGGCTGGTTCAAAACAGGACGAATCAGTAAAGAATCTGCATTGGCAATCGCCGATGCTGTCGGAGTTTCGGTTCCATGGTTGTTAGGTGAGGATGTTGGGGAGAAAAACGGGCTTAAAGCTGACGAACAACGTCTGCTCGAACTCTATCGACAATTGCCCGAAGAAGAGCAGCAGAACATGCTGCGGATCGTATCTCTGCGCCTGAAGGAGCTCGACGAGCTGTACGCCAAGTACATGGGGCGCAGGATTAAGGGTGATGGCGAATAAGTAAGATGTTATCGCCGGTTAATCGCGTAACCGCCAGATTCCATAGAGGATTACGGAGAGGTTTGTAACTGAAACCACCAAAGCAATCGTGGCATAAATATCTGAACCTGACATAGGGATATCTCCATGAGCTACAGTGACATTGTTGCAACTATTGCAATGATTGTATCTATCACAGCAGTTCCTGCAAGTGGTTACTTTAGCTATCATTTCGCCATAAAGGGAGAAAAAAGAAAGGAATTCAATGCAATAAGTGATGTTATAAGACAAAAATTACGAGAGCAATTGCGACTTGTTAAGAATGGAGTATTTCCCGGTGGCGGAAATGTATCAATATCACAGCGAGAGATTGATACGTTCATTGATATCAGCATCACCAAAAACAAGAAACACCTTTCGGACCTCTGGAGTGAATATCAGCGCTCCCTGCAAAACAGTATTGATGACAGTGACCCGTTGAAAGATCCTGACTTTCATAGCCCTTCAATTATTCAATCAGCGATTGAAAAAATATTGCCGTATTGTCAGCGTCAGTAGCCCGGCCCCGTGCCGGGTTTTTATTGCCCTACTCTTTTGGTAGCGACAGAACGTCAATAGCCAACTCCACAGCCAGATCGGCCCGGTCTTCCTGCCACAACACCTGAATCATCTCTATCAGCGCCTCTCTTGACGGTTCCTGCCTCTCAACCAGTAGCTGCATAACCGCTACCCCGATAACCTGCGCTATTTGCGGGTGCATCTTCGCGAAAAACTCATCGTCATACCTCATACCATTAGCCCTCATTGATGTTTTGGTGAGCATAACACATACGGAAAACCGCGACTAAAGCCATGCACCCATCGCCGGATACAGCAATGCTTTACAAATCAATTCACCTAAACTTGACTTAACAGTAAAGCAATGTTTTACTTATTACCAGCAACACTCCACCAAGGCAGGACGCCCACGAAGTAGCTGCCCGGAGCATACGAATGCCGGGATGAGGTGGAAATATCAATGCGCAGTAGGTAGTAACGTTCCGCTGGCCACGTAATGGCTGAGGTTGAAATGAGTAAGCAAGGCATCAGAGCCATGGTCATTTCGGCAGTAATTGGGCTCTTCATCTGGATCGCGCTTTTCTGCGCACTGAGGGAGTTATTTCTATGATTGATTTCGCACGCAAACCCGCTCGTCAGCAGGCTGTTCGTTTAAATCCGCTGTCAGCTTTCATCCGCCGGGTGTGCTACATGCTCGCGCAAAAAGGAGACCCTTCATGAGCACGATGTTTGCCCTGGTTCTCACCGTTAGCATGCTGACGGGCGGTAATCAGGATGTCCTGCTCGGGGTTTATGACACTGAGAATGACTGCAAGGCAGCTGCAGAAGAGCAACACGTGAAAGCTGAATGTTATCCGCTGAAAGGTGTACTGGACGAGCATCCGGCCGGGTTCACGGTGCAAATGTAGGGGGAAGAATGCAGAAGAAATGCGGTTACTGCCGTAAAGCAATCGAGGGAAAACCAGTGGTAAGCACCCTGTTGTACCTCCAGGGGAACCAGCTCGCACGGAAAGAAAAAGAGTACTGCTCTGAACGCTGCGCCTCTTACGACCAGATGGCGCACGAGGGCTAACGTAAACCCGCCGAAGCGGGCTGTACGTCCGGTGCCACCGACCAAAGTTACACCGGAAATTACCAAAACCAATGACCACCCTGAATGGGCGCTACCAATGGCCCGGGGGATTCTACATCCAAAATAGAGGCTATCACATGGAATATTTTTATCTGATAAAAGCGACTCAAAAATCGGGTAAAGCTGATGCCGTAATCTGGCGCACAAATAAATCAGAAGCTCGCGCCCTTCTGCAGCTGGACGTCGATCTGGAAGACGCTGGGATCGAAACAGGCCGCGGCAAAGACTATCAAAAACCAATTCGCACCGATTTCCCGGTATTCAACGACCTGACGGCAGAGGGTGTTCTCGATTACTCATGGTGCGAACGCTACCAGCTCGGCGACGATGGCCGCACCTGGACTTTGAAGCCAGGACAGGCGCCTGCTGATGTTCATCACGGCAATGATGCCGGAGAATCCGCTGAGCCCGTTAGTGGCGTGCTGGTTGATGCCAATACTACTGGCGATGCGGCACAAGGTGAGACCGTGGAAACTTTCGGTAGCGATGAATACCAGGACGATGCGAGCGCGCTTTTTAACGTGGCAGAACTCCCCTTTCGCGCGCAGCTGCTGGCGCAGTACATGGCCGAAGAACGTCACGTTTATCATATCAGCATGCCTCACCGGCAGGAGCTGTCAGCTCTTGAAATGGACACTGATAATGCGTCCGTCCAGGACCTGATCCTGGCTGCCGAGAATGTCCCTGAAATCAAAAAATACGATATGCCGGCGCTCTGGAAATTCACCAGCGCCAATAAAAAAGTCTTCCCGGAAGGGAAACGGCATGAGCTCGGCAAGCGTATCCAGTTTGCTAAGCTGTGGTTCGCCACGAACGCGATCGACCGCGGCATTCTCACCAGGGAATGGGCTGCCGGTAACTGCATTTCTTCGGTTTTAAAAACCGATGCAGGTACGAATGCTGGCGGCGGTAATAAAACTGATCGCAATCCTGACTACACCCATACCCTTGATACGCTCGATGTAGAAATAGCCCTGGCCACAATGCCGATGGATTTCGATATCTACAATTTCCCCGCATCAATTCACCGCCGGGCCAAAGAGATTGTCCAGAAGAAAGAAAGTCCGTTCAAGGAATGGTCTGCAGCGCTGCGCAAGGTTGCAGGCATCCTGGATTATTCCCGCGCCGCCATTTTTGCTCTTATTCGTGGCGCCACCAGCGATATTCACCATTTCCCGGTAAGTCTGCAGACCTATATCAATGCGAACCTGACCGAACATAAGCATGACGCCCCTTCTGCTGAGACGCTTGAAAAAGCTGGTCATGTTTCATCTGCCGCCGTCACTTTGGAAGCTGTGAAAAAGGCTATCGATGGAGATGAAGGTGTTCCTGACCTGGAAACTCTCCCAACTGACTTTCAGGTAATTGGCCCCGAACTGGTGAAAGAAGCTCAAAAGAAACGTCCTGACGCTAATCAGGTTCTGGCCGCCGAACGTGGCGAATATGTCGAAGGTATCAGTGACCCCACGGATCCGAAGTGGATAACCGAAGACCTGACCAAGCCCAAACAGCCTGAAGTTTCAAACATGGGCAATGGTGTTTTTTCGATTGATGGTCTGGTGGATAGCCAGACATCACCAGCACCAGCACTTTCTATCGTGGACCAGGCGCGCCAGCGCGCTGCAGAAGAAAAATTACATCCAGCTAATTCCGGGGAAACCACCAGCAATGTGCAGATGGAAACGGCTCAGCCGGTCGAAGACGAAAATGATAATGCGGTATCAGCAGGCGAAGGCGCTGATGCAACTGCTCCGCAAGCAGATGCCGTGAACATGCGCGATATTCTTGCTGAGCGCTGCCCTGACCTTACCGCGGCAGTTTTGAAGGGCCTGCAATCAGCAACTGCAGAAGAAGAGCATGAGCCAGAGCCGGAAGCAACAAAATGGCCTGAATTCTTCGAGCCCGGTCGATATGAAGGCGTGCCAAATGAGGTCTACCACGCCGCTAACGGCATCAGCTCCACGATGGTTAAAGATGCGCGGGTATCGCTGATGTATTTCGAGGCGCGCCACGTATCCAAAACCATCCAGAAGGTGCGCTCTCCTGTTCTGGATATGGGCAATCTGGTGCATGCACTGGCGCTGCAGCCTGATCAGCTGGAAAAAGAATTCAGTATAGAGCCGGAAATCCCGGAAGGCGCCTTCACCACGACGGCGACGATCCGCGCATTTATCGACGAGTACAACGCCGAGCTTCCGCCGCTGTTGAGTGCTGACGACATCAAGGCGCAGCTGGAGGCGCACAACGCCACCCTGCCCGCTCCTGTACCGCTGGGCGGCGACAAAGATGCAATTGGCATTGCGTATCTGGAATTACCTGACGAGTTCAAGCGAATCGTTGGTGACGATAAAAACTTTACCGCGTCAGCAATGAAAGCCTGCATCAAAGAATACAACGCCACCCTGCCAGCGACTGTTAAAACCAGCGGCAGCCGTGATGCCATGTTGGAACAGCTGGCGATTATTAATCCTGACATGGTTGCTCAGGAAGCACAGAAGGCGCAGCCCCTGAAAGTCTCTGGCACAAAGGCCGATCTGATTCAGGCCGTGAAATCGGTTAAACCGGATGCCGTGTTTGCCGATGAGCTGCTGGATGCATGGCGCGAGAACCCTGAAGGAAAAGTGCTGGTTACCCGCCAGCAGCTGGCTACGGCACTGGCCATTCAGAAAGCACTGTTGAATCACCCGACCGCCGGCAAGTTGTTGACGCACCCGAGCCGAGCCGTCGAGGTGAGCTATTTCGGCATTGATGAGGAAACCGGGCTGGAAGTTCGCGTGCGTCCTGACCTTGAGATAGACATGGGCGGCCTGCGCATCGGAGCGGACCTGAAAACCATCAGTATGTGGAACATCAAGCAGGAAGGCCTGCGCGCGAAGCTGCACAGGGAAATTATCGACCGCGACTACCACCTGAGCGCAGCAATGTACTGCGATGTCGCCGCACTCGATCAGTTCTACTGGATTTTCGTCAACAAAGACGAGAACTACCACTGGATCGCCATCATCGAGGCATCCGAAGAACTGCTGGAACTCGGCATGCTGGAATACCGCAAAGCTATGCGCGCCATTGCGAACGGTTTCGACACTGGCGACTGGCCGGCGCCGATTACCGAAGACTACACCGACGAGCTCAACGATTTTGATGTGCGCCGCCTCGAAGCGCTGCGCGTACAGGCATAAGGGGGGAATAACAATGTCCAATTTAGTCGCAACTACTGAAAACCAGACCCAGAAGATCGACAACGTTTCTATCCTGACGAACGGTGAATTATTCAACCGCCTGCGCACGCTCTCGGAAGTAATGGCCAATAGTGGAAACTTCGTGCCTGAGCATTATCGTGGGAAACCAGATGCGTGCATGGCTGTTGTGATGCAGGCCGCACGCTGGGGAATGGATCCTTTTGCTGTAGCACAAAAGACTTTCATCGTTGGTAATTCAGGTGTGCTTGGTTATGAAGCGCAACTGGTTAACGCAGTGATAAATACCATGGCTCCGACAAAAGACCGTATTCACTTTGAATGGTTTGGGGCATGGGAAAACATCGTTGGACGCTTCGTGGAGAAGACAAGCAGCCAGAACAAAAATTACATCGCACCGGGATGGAATTTGAAAGATGAAGCTGGCGTGGGCGTTCGCGCCTGGGCAACCCTCAAAGGAGAATCAGAACCTCGCGAGCTTGTGCTGATGCTTTCTCAGGCACAAGTCCGCAACTCTACACTGTGGGCGAGTGACCCCCGCCAGCAACTGGCCTATCTTGCCGTTAAACGTTGGGCGCGACTGTACTGCCCGGATGTGATCCTCGGGGTCTATACCGCCGATGAAATTGACGAACGCGAAGAAAGGGTTATCAACCCGGCGCAGACAGAAAAAGTCACGCTGAATGAGATAACACACTCCGTTGGCGATTCCACCAGCACGCAAGAGCCTGCATCTAACGTCGACTCTGTTGCTGACGAACTCCGAGACCGGATTGATACAGCTGACTCAGTGGATCAGGCAAAAGCCATTCGTGCAGACATCGAATCACAGAAAGCTCTGCTGGGTACTGCCCTGTATACCGAACTTAAGAATAAGGCGGTGAAACGCTACTACCTTGTTGATGCGAAAAACAAAGTTGAGGCCGCCATAAATTCACTCCCTAACCCGGAGGATCCGGAAGCAGAAGCATTATTCGCGAAAGCAGAAAGCACCCTGACCTCATCGCGCCGCCACCTCGGTGATGAACTGTATGACCAGTTCCGCATCACCCTGGACGACATGAAACCGGAATACGTGGGTTAAGGGAGGCGGGAGGGTTCGCCCTCCCGGTAACGATATGACGAAAATTACTGAACGCGGAATGATTTTCAACGGGGAGATGGTACGCGCCATCCTCGACGGTCGGAAGACGCAGACCCGGCGGATTATGAAACCTCAACCAGGACCATGCCCCCGTGGTGGACATTGGTGGCCAAGCAACGTGTTTAAAACGATGCTTCATGTCGAAGAAGAAATGCAGAACGGCAAAGGCGGCTGGGGTGGGCTTGTTGGAGATGCTTGCCCGTTCGGGGACGTCGGCGACCGCATCTGGGTGCGTGAAACATGGGCAACCCTGGGCAACGAAGACGGCTGCTGTGTCGACTGGGAAGGCAACCTTTGCAAAGGGGATGAGCGCTCAGCTGCGAGGATTTACCGCGCTAGCTGCGAGCAGAGACCAGGTGATTACGGCCTGTGGTCTATTCCCGATGACGCCTACTGGAAACCACATACCAAAGAGCACAAGTTCGAAGGAGCATGGCGCCCGTCAATCCACATGCCGCGCTGGGCCAGCCGCATTCTGCTGGAAATCACCAACGTTCGGGTTGAGCGGCTGAAGAGTATCAGTGACGGCGATGCTGTACGCGAAGGGTGCAGTACCGCTGACATGAAGAGTGGCGACTGTGTAGCTGATGTGTTCGCGCGCCTGTGGGCATCAATCTACGGCTCAGATAGTTGGAAAACCAACCCTTGGGTTTGGGTTATCGAATTCAAGCGCGTTGAAGGCGGTGCAGCATGAGTCTTAAACATCAACTACCTGAGCTGGAAGCCAGCATCGACCCTGCGGCATTGCGCGCGGCCGCCGACGAATATTCGGATCTGCTTCTGACTTTGTGCTTGTGCATGAAGATGGCCGGCCCCACCCGGGCGAACGTGCGCGCCTGCGCCTGCGAGCTTAAAAAACGCCTGACAACCTGGCACAGCCATAAAGAGCTCAATGCAATTCTGTCCAGTTGGGATCCCGTTGGCTATGTTCTCGGCCTCCGCCGTGAAGCGAACGACAACGCGCGCGCAGCTGGCGATCCGGTTGATGTCTTTGTGTGAGGTGAATATGCGACTGATTAACCGAAGCAAACAATCACCACTGGGCCGCCAGGCGTGCGATGCGGCACTGGCAAAACACGTTGAGCTTTATGGCGATTATGGCCGGCAGAAAATGAAGCGGACCTATACCGTCGTGGTACAGGGCACAAAAATCACAGTTGAGGTGGTTAACCGACGCTGCAGTTACGTGGCTACTGCTATGAATTGCGCACGTAGACTGCGCGCACTGGCTGGGCAAGTTTCCTGATAATGATACGGCCCCGAAAGGGGCCAATGGAGATAATGATGAGCAATGAACTCGAATTGATGAAAACGCGCGATATCTGCGAACAACTCTGCATTACACCGAGAACACTGGATCGCTATCGCAAGCGTAAAAAGAGCGAAAACCCCTTCCCTGATCCAGACTGTTCATATATGGGCGGCCCAAACAAATGGCTGAAAAGCAAAGTAGTCGCCTGGCAGCAAAAAGAGATGGTCAGGAAAACCAGACGGCCAATGTCACATCTGAATCTGCCCCGCGATAACAAAGGTCGCCTTATCCGGCCTGACGCGGCGTGAACTCCAGTACATCGGGCTCGATGATGCTCATCAGTCGGGCCCACCACTTGCCATATGCCTCTCTCATTTCTTCTATATACGTATGCTTGTCATATACAGACCATACGCCGGGCAGTTTATGCCCCAGCATTATCTCAGCAATATGCGGCTCGGTAAGCTCAGAAAAGTTTGTGCGCGCAGTTCTGCGCAGATCGTGAATCGTGAAGTGGGGCACTTGCTCGTTATAAGCTTTCAGCATGAACTTAACCAGGTTGCTGCTGATGCTCATATGGAAGCCTTCACTCATCGGCTTATCTTCGTACTTAGAGAAAACGAAGCGACCAGGTGCAAGATCAATGGCCCGTTTTATCAACGGTAGCATTTCTGGAATTATCGGTCGAAGTATCGGTTTTTTACTCTTCCGCCCGGTTTTGTGGTTTTCCCATGGAACGGTCCAAATACCCTCTTCAAAATCGAAATGCGATACTTCGGCCTGCCTCAGTTCGCCGACCCTGCATGCCCATAGCAGAGAGAGTTTATAAAGTATCTTGTTTCGTTCCATCAGGCGCGAGTCCTCAATAGCTCGCCATACTATCGCCAGTTCTTTTCTATCAAGGGTGCGCTCCCCCATCTGCTTCTGAATCCCGAAATCGCGGCCAGACATTTCAGACAGAGGGTTGGTCTCAAGTAGTTGACGTTTAACCGCCCATGAATAGCACTGCCGGCCGTTGCTGATTACCCGGCGGGTGATCTCACTATAACCCTGCGCCAGTCTGTCCAGAACCGTAAGCCAGTTATGTAGCGTCAGCTGGTGTGCCGGGTATTTACCTAGTTTAGGGAAAACGTGAAGTTCGAACGTCCGCAGGATCTGCCCTGCTGTTTCTTTCTGGATACAAACCATGGCGTGCCATTCGCGGAAAAGTTCCTCGAATGTGTACTGGCTGTTTATTTTTGCTTTATCGAGGCTTTGCCTGATTCGAGGATTTTCCCCGCGGGCAAGAATCGCAGCCCATTTGGCTACTTCATCGCGCGCGGCCTTTAAACCGAACTCAGGATAACTGCCGATCGTCATCTTGTCCTGCTTCCCCAGAAAGCGGAAACGGTAAAAAAAGGTGACGGCGCCCTTTTTAGAAATGCGCACCCAAAGGCCGTCCCGGTCAGCCTTCTCTTCTACCTTGTCTCGTTCGCGCCCGAGGCACGACTTTAGATAACTATCTGAAATAGCCAT